AAATAATTAAAAATAATTAAAAATAATTAAAAATAATTAAAAATAATTAAAAATAATTAAAAATAATTTAAAATAATTAAAAATAATTTAAAATAAATTGAAGAATTAATTTAAAATAATTTTATAGATAATTTAATGTCAATAGATGAAGAATGGGGATATTTTTTAGAGAATGATAATTTAGAATATTATAATAAATCTAATTTATTAGATGAATTTAAAGATGAAGAAGAAAATTATAAAGAAATAAATTATATTTTACCACAAGCAAGTGATATTTATATTTCAACAAAGACAAAAATAGTTTATTTAAATATTAAAAATATAAATATATATGATATTTTTTGGAATATTGATATATTAGATTATAATAGTCAAAAAGAAGGAATTATAAAAAAACAAATTAAAATTTCTTTACCTAATAAAGAAGAAAGTATAAAATTAGATGAAAAATTAAAAGATATTAATAATATAAAAATAAAAATAATTAATAAATTAGAAAATGACACGGTGAATAATGTAGGAAAATATAAAGATATTAGAAAAATAAGCATTGGTTTATCAAAAAAAGATTTAACAATAAAAAGATGTAAAGAAAAGAGTGCTTTTTATAATTGTTTTGTATTAACGTTGAGGATAAATAGTAACAAAATTTTTAAAGAATATCATATTAAAGTTTTTAATACTGGAAAACTTGAAATTCCAGGAATTCAAGATGATGAAACACTTTATAAAATAATTAATTACATTACATATACAATTGGTAATATATTAAATATGAATATTACTTATAATAATAATATAGAAAATGTATTAATTAATTCAAATTTTAATTGTGGATTTTTTATAAACAGAGAGAATCTTTTTAATATATTAAGAAATAAATATTCAGTAAATGCAACATATGATCCTTGCTCCTATCCAGGAATACAGTGTGTTTATTATCATGATTTGATTAGTAATAAAAAAGCAGATGAAATCATTAAAAATAAAAATATTTGTAAAATATCATATATGATATTTAGAACAGGTAGTATTTTAATAGTAGGAAAATGTAGTGAAGAAATTTTAAAGAATCATGTATATAAATATATAAAAGAATTATTAGAAGTAGAATATAAAAATATATTAATTTCAAATAATCAATTTGATTCAAAAAAAATAACAAAAAAAGATGTAAAAAATAAAAAAATCAAAAAAAAAATTTTATTTTTTAGCATATAAATTATATAATATCATAATCACAATCACAATTATTATTTTTATTTAAAAATGAATTTAAATTATTATTAAAAAATTCATCCAAATTATTATATTTTTTATCAAATTCATTATAAGACGAAAAATTATTTATTTTTTTAATAATATTATGTAAATTTTCTAATGTTGTATCATTAGTATATAATATATTTATTCTTTTTTCTAAATTTGAAAATATATTTTTAAATTTATCTAAATAATTATCTTGTGAAAAAATTTTTTTTTTAATATTGTAATCAATAAATAATATATATAAGTTATTTATAATTTTTATTTTCTTTATATAATTTTTATATTCATTATTTTTTATTATTTTTTTTTGTTCTATAATTTTTATTTCATTTTGTAATACGGTTTTTTTATATGCAAAAATAATAGCATCTTTAATAGTAAAATCAAAATTATTTTCCTGTTTATTATCTATAAGATTAAAATTAATTTGATTTAAAAATTCTATAAAATATATATAAGACTTTTCTGTATTATTATATACATCATTTAAAGTATTTAGTGTATTTAATGAAATATTAAATACATTATCTATTATATTTATACCTTTTATATATAAAGATATATATAAATTATTGTCTTGTTTTTTCATATTATTAAAAAAAAATATAGAATAATTATTTATTAATAAACAATATTTTTTTAAAATAATATCTAAATTACTATGTAACATTAATATATAAATAATATCTTATATTTTTTATATTGAAAAATATAAGATAAATTTATAAATTTAATAATATTACTTTTTATTATAATTAAATTATGTCATTTGCGGGAATGTTTATGGGAAATAATAAACAAAATAATAAATTTGGTATTTTACAATGTTATTATGAATCTTATGTTTATAATACAGTTCCTCATATAGATAATCCTAATTGGATTGGAGGACCTAGGGATAATATTAATTTTGATAATCCTGTAAATAAGAGATATCATACCGATTGTAGTCGTGTAATATTTAATAAAGAAAGAAAAATTTCATATTGGATAAATCCAAATCCTCCTTCTTATTATAATAATTGGAAAAATGAATATATAAATTGGCCATCAAATACAATCAATAGTGGATGGATATGTGGTATAAAATGGAGAGATGAAATTGGTTCACTTACAGTGTATGCAGAAGGTTCAATAACATGGTGTAGAATTTCGGATGATGGAATTAATTGGGAATTAAATGGAGGACTTAATGACAATACCTCTGATAATAATATTGGTCATTTAGATTATACCGGAGGACAAACATTTGCTGTTAAACCAACGACTAGATATTTTATACTTGGTATGACAGATTACGGTGGTTATGTTTATTGGATGCAAATTAATCCAATAATACCAAATACAGAATGGATAGCACCTGCTGATAATAGTTTAGTTAAAAATATCTTTGCAATGAGACCAGGAGTTCCAGTATCTAATATAATAATGCAGGATGCTAAAAATAGTGAAGGAATAGATATAAGTATTAATGCTTTTAAAGAAACTGGTAAATATATAAATAATAATAATATAACTTTTTTAGAAACAATAAACACCGGAGAAACAAGTATAACTCCAAATAATACATACCCATATTATCATAATGGTTCTAGTACTCCTATTGACTTAATTATTGAATTTACTAAACCAGTTTGGTGTAATGGATTTCAATATTTATATGATATAAATTATGGAAGCAATACCGGAATAAATGAAGTAAATATATGGTCTAGTGATACTTTACATCCAAGTCATTATTATATAGATCATTCTTCTATTTATGGTAGTCATTTTAATGACGCATCATGGAATATAGAGGATGCTACTCGTTCTAATTATAGATTTGGATTCCCTATTTCACATAGTGGCGCATCTAATTTACTCAATCCTATTAGTCTATTAACAAATATCAATGAAAATACAGTACTACCATTTCATGATAGTAAATTAGAATGGCTTTCTAGAGGACCAGTTAGATATGTAAAGATAAGTATACTATCTAATCTTTCAGTATATAACTTTTTAAATGAAAATAGCGGACATTTCGACACTAGTTATATTAGTATAAAACATTTTTCTTTAAAAATAGCAGATCCTGATAAAATAATATCTCTTGATACTAGTAATATAAGACATATTTCTTTAAATTATACACAATTTGATGAAAATCCTATTGCTACAGGAAATGATTACACTCAAGCTGATGTTTATTATCAGTATAATGTTAATAATGGTGTTCATAAACCCGGATTAATATTTAATTTTAATAATAATGGATTATTAAATTCTGATGATATTGTGGGAGCAGTTCCTACTAAAAATTGGAACAATATAATACCTCTTAAAAAAACAAATACTGAATCAAATACATTAGAATATCCAAATAATTTTTCAATAAAAGATAATAATGGATATTTATTAGGAGATATATTAAGACATAATTCAGTACATTTTGATAAAGAGCAATATTTTAATTTTGGTACAAATATTCTTTTTAATGGAAAAACTTCATTCGATGGAGAAACCATTATTGATATTCCAAAAGAATTTCAAGAATCAGGGTATGTTGTACGTATTTATTGGGGAGCTTTTATTGATAAAAAAACATCTAAGTCTTCCTGGGGAATTAGAGTATCAGATAATACAGGTTATAGTAAACAACATTGGATAAAACCACCACATAATGCAATATATGCAGAGAAAAATACTCCGTATTTTCCTTTAGATGGTAATGATCCATATATAAATACTTTTTCTGAATCAGTTTCAGGTTATTATGGTTCAAAACATACAGGTTATCATCAATCTAGTATAGCAGGTTATTCAAGTAATTATTCATATTATGATAATGGTGGAGTTGGATTAACAGGTGCGATACTAACTATAACAGGTGGAGGTTTTTCGGGAATTCAAATCACTCAAAAAGCCGATTAATAATTTTTATTATTAATAATAAATAAAATAATAAAAATTATTATTTTTTATATAATAAAGATGCAGTAAGATAAAATTTTCCACTACTAAAATTAATAGCAGTTATAAGTATTGATGTACCTTCTGTATTATTATTTTCTATATCATTATCAAAATTTATAAATGCTTGTTCTCCATTACTAGAAGTACCATTTATTTGTACAATTAAACTATCTTTTCCTTTTAAAATTATATTATTTAAAGAATTTATATGAATAATTACTTGAGAACCATAATAATAATCTACATTATGTATAAAATTTATAATATCTATATTCGAATCTACTGTTATTTCTTTTGTTACTAATCCTTTATCAAAATGTATTGTTAATTTTTTCTCAGAAGATGAATATGCTGTTTGTGAATTATTTATTCCATTTATTATTAAATTATTACATGAAATATTACCATTATTATAAAATTTAATTATTTCTGCTCCATTACTAGTCTTATTTTTAAATGTTATATTTGTTTCATTTAAATCATATACTAAACCACCATTAAATGATTTTATATAGCCTACATTTAAAATTGATTTTTCGCCACTAGTATTAAAATCTATTCTACCAATATCATATAAGTGTGAATTACTTCCAGAAAAGTTAATTCTATTTACACCATTTATAATTCCTTGATTACTAGCAAAAGTTAATGTTTTTAAATTATTTATAATTGAATTTGATGAATTAAAATTTAATGTTTTTAAATTTTGCAATGTACATGAATTTCCATTAAATGATATATTATTAATATTAGTTATGGTAGAAACATTATTAATAGCATTATTTGACATATCTAAAAAATGACTATCTATTTTTACATTTGCATTTTTAAATATCAAATATTGTTGTTGACCTATTTTTTCTCTTTTTATATATGCTACATTTGAAAATGTCAGAGGATATAATTCTTTAATATGTTCATCTATCATTGCTTATAATATAATAATACTTTTAAATTATTATTACATTATACAATTTTCTAAATTTAATATTTAATGCAATATAATAGTTTTACATGTATGGGAAGTGTTTCATTATCCCAATTTTCTATCGAACTAGAATTTATTATTATTGTTGGAAATGAATGAGCATGAACACCCCCATAATCCATGCCATAAAGAGGATAACGTGTAGCATTACTATGTGCTTCATTCCTATTAGGATAATACTTCTTAATACCAGCACCATTCCATCTAAGATGTAAACCATGACTATGATTACCATCACTACTTGTAGTTCCATTTAAAGACATATCAAAATTATTAATTGGTTTACGTGTTGTAAATTCATTAGTAATTCCATCTACATTTCCACCTCTAATAAAAGAACCATTATTTAAATTTGGTAATTTAAACATTGATTCATTAGTAACATCACTATCATCCCATGTATCACCAATTATTTTATATAAATTTAGAAATTGTTCAATTTTTGGTAAATATCTTCCATCACAAGATAACCAACCATTTGGTGGTAGTTTTGTTGCAAAACTTAATATTGTACCACAAGGAACAAATGGATTATAAACATTTTGTGGAATACTATTTTCATTTATATCATAATTTTTTATTTTAATATTAGCATTACCATTTAAAGTTAAATTAGAAATTATTGATAAGTTATTAAAATTAGAATCATTATTAACAATCAAATTATCTACTTCAGAATATTCTGCTTTTACTCTTAAAGTATTTTGATTTTCATTTTCATTAATTGTTTTTTTTTCTGATGTTATAATTATATCAGACATTATACATTTAATATATATATTTTATTAAATATTTAATATTTAATATTTAATATTTAATATTTAATATTTAATATTTAATATTTAATACAATATAAAAATTTTATATTTTTAGGTGCAGTTTCACTATCCCAATTACTAATAGCAGAAGAATATATTGTTGTATCAATACTATGATTATGTGTCCCTGCATCATTTACTCCTTTCATATTCCTTATCTCGGCATCATTCGTTGGTGCACTGCCATCCCATTGATGAGTTAAATTAAAATAAAATTTTTCACCACCTCCTCGATACCATAATTTATGAGTATGGCTATTATTTGTATTTAAAGTTCCATTTACGTGAATATTAAAATCTTTATTTGGTTTGCGTGTTGTATCTGAATTATTAATTCCATCTATATTTCCACCTCTAATAAAAGAACCAGTATTATTTAAATCAGGTAATTTAAATGTATCGGAATTATCTCCAATACCCCACGTGGTGCCTATTATATTAAATAAATTTTTATATATAGTTCTTGAAATAGCATTTCCGTTACATTCTAACCAACCATCGGGTGCTTTTTTTGTTGGAAAGCTAACTACTGCTCCACAAGGAAAAAATGGATTGTATACTTTTTGTGATATATAATTTTGATTAAAATTATAATTTCCTAATTTAATATTACTAATTCCATTAATAATAATTTCATTAGAAATTGTCGCATTACTATTAAATGAACAATCATTATTAACAAGCAAATTATTTGATATTTCAAGAAATGTTGAAACAAAATTTAATTTTTCAGAAGTAGAATCTATTGTTTCTTTTGTTATACGTGCAATAATATCATTAGCTGACATAATTATTATATATATAACTTACTATTTATAATTTAAATAATAATTTATATAATTATATTTTAAATAATTATTATTAATATTTTATACAATATAACAGTTTAATATTTTTTGGTGCAGTTTCATTATCCCATGTTGAAATTTTATCAGAACTTATTTTTGCTGAAAAAGTATGGTTATGGCCATCAGCATCTTCTAGACCATGCACGTCTACTTTTGAACCACTACCCCCTTCAGCTCCAGATGGAAAATATGGTAAAATTTTTTTTATTACTTCATTATGACCCTCTGGTGTTCCATCGCCACTATAGGTCATATATAAACCATGAATATGTCTTCCATCCTGTACAGTTTCAGTATTTGAATCAATAGTTATAGTAAAATTATTTTTTGGTTTGGAAGTACTATCTATATAATATTGTCCATCTACATTTCCCCCTTGAATGAAATAACCAGCGCTATTTAAATTTGGTAATCTAAATTTAGTAACATCATTGTCTTGACTATTATCCCAAATATTACCAATAACATCAAATAAATTTTGATAATCACTTTTTAAAATGTAACTTCCATCACAAGATAACCAACCATCAGGTGCTTTTTTTGTAGCAAAACTAACAACAGCACCACAAGGAATATATGGATTATAAACATTTTGTAGAATACTATTTTCACTAATATCATAATTAGTAATTTTAACATTACTATTTCCGTCAATAAATAATTCATTTGAAATAGTAGTATTTCCATTTATTATAGAATCGCCATTTACTATTAAATTTCCAGAAAATTCTACATAATTTGAATCCATTATTATTGTATTTGTGTTCGGAATTTGATTTATAGTTTTTCTTTCTGCTCTAATTTTTGCTATAAAAGGATTAAAAGACATAAATTTTAAATTATATATATATTTTTAAATTTATATTTTTAAATTTATATTTTAGTATTTAAATTTTTTTGTTAATTATTTAATTTTTTATAATATTTCATAATTGTTCACATTTATTCCCATTACTCTTTTGTAATAAAAAGATATAAAAAAAAGACTTATTACGCAATTCTATAAACTTCCATATATGTGTATTCTGAATCAAAACTAGAATCACCACGATATTGGTATCTAGAGCTACCAGATTTAAATTGAACAGATAAGACATCACCATATTCACAGTCGTGGGCTGTGGCTGTATATTGTATTGACCTCCAACCATCACTAGAATATGCGTTTTCGTTTTCCAAAATTGAATGAAACAGTAAAACACCTTTTCTGTTTCTTAAGAGCGCCAAATCGTATCTTGTGTTTCCAGGAATGAACAAAGACCATTGTATTTTAATATTATATGTACCTGGCTCAATTATAATAACACCTGAACCAACGTTATGTTCAAGACTTCCATTAATCCAATTACTTGTAGGCCAACCACCAGAAGGGTCTGATTCATAGAAAGGGTGTGCATTAATATTGTTTTGGGGATCCCACGAGATATTACCAACCTTTGCTTTTTCAGTATAATATTGTCCTGCAAAATTCCAATTGTTTATGTCACTGCCTATATTTTCAAAGATATGACTATTCCAGCCCAATTTTAAATAAACAGGAGCAAAGCCTGGCACAGTTCTCCAAAATGGAACTCCTAAATTGCCACTAGCATCAGTTCCAGATGTTAATACTTGTCCTTGTGTTCCATAAAGAGTAGCATCGGTTATATTTGTATTTGTTATATCATTTAATGCAATTATACCGTTAATGTCTAAATTATTAAATGATACATCTCCTTTTACATTTAAATTACCAGAAACATCTAGATTATTATTAAATGAAGCATCTCCTTTTACATTTAAAGTATAACTAATATCTAAATTATTTAATGAAACATCTTCTTCAATATTTTGTGAAACTCCAATATTTACATTAGAACTCCAAACTGGTACTGGTGGAGTAGAATCATCAAGAGTGAGTACTTGTCCAGGTGTTCCAGTAATTTCTGGAAGTCCTACACCAGGTGGTCCTTGAACCCCTCTATTTGAACCACCACTCATAGTTGCAACAGAAATTTTACTATTATTTTTTAAAGTAAAATCTTGTGTTGAGTTAATTGAAATCGATAAATTATCTTCTTCAGTTAAATTAGAAATTGAATGTAAATTAATATTTAAATCTGTATTATTCTGTGTCAAAATATTAGTTTCTGTTATGGATGATAATTTTATTGCATTATTATAATACATATTTGAATAATATAATTCACTAATTTCTTCATCTGATAAATATTTTTCATAATAACGGAAAAATTTGATTGTTCCATTTTCTAAATTTTCTTCATTACTTAAATAATAGTTTTTTCCAAATATTATATCAGATATAACAGGATAATGAGCATTCCCTTCAATATTTTTAATTTTTGTTTGTATACCATTTTTATATATTTTTATATAATAATCATTAAATGTAATAATAAAATGTTCAAATGTATTATAACATATATCTATATTTGTTAAATTAACAACATCGTTTTGATCCATATATTTTAATTCTATCGTCTTATCATTTTTTGCAGTGAACTTTATAAATTCACTATTTATTTCTTTATAAAATGCTAAAAATACTTCATTAGTATTTAAATTTGAAGAAAATTTAACAATAAATTCAATTGACCAGCCACCAATAGGCAAAATAAAATCACTTGTATCTGGTAAATCAATAAAATAATTTTTATTTCCTGAATAACCACTAATATCATTAAAAATGGGTAAATCATGTGAATTTGAAAATAATTTTGCAGTATTATTAATTGCTGTTCCGTCATAAATTTCAAATTCTAAATTATATGTTGCATGTTGATAATATAATTGTTTTACATCTTCCTTTGTTAAATTATTCTCATAATATCTAAAAAATTTAATTGTTTGATTTGCTTTATCATTATCAAATAGTGTATTATCACCACTATGATAAAAAGCTCTTCCTAATACTATGTTATGTGCAGTGTAATTATACACAGGATTATTATCTGAATTGGAAAATCTACCATTTATATATATATTTACACCACTATTATCACATGTTATTACAATATGTTGAAAAATGTCAAAACTTATATCATTTGTAATTGTTACATCATTTACATTTGTGTCTATATATTTGAATTTAATTTTATTATTAAAATTTTCATTTTCTGCAGTTAATTCTATAAAAGGTTTTTCATTGAAATCAGAATTATGAAATATATTTAAAATTCTTCTTTCAAAATTTCTAGATGTTTCATCATCTTTATATGTAATATCTATTTTTAATAAAAGTTCAATTGCCCAACCAGAATCATTTGAACTTATAAATTTAAAATCATTTACATTTAATAATTCAATATAATCTTTACTACTTTCCATATATCCACTAATATCTGAAAAAATAGATTGAGTATTGCTATTACTTAAATCTGTATATACTATAGCAGAATCATTTGTAGGGGCATCACTTATTGATAAAAAAGATAAATCATAACCAGCGTGTGAATAATATAATTGTTCAACATTAATAATATCTAAGGCATAATTATAATATCTAAAAAATTGTATTTGTTCAGAACTTGTAGAAGAATCGGTATAAAGAGGTGGATAAGCATAATTACGACCAATAAGAATAGAAGAAGGTTCTGTATTAATTATTTTGGTATTAATTTGTTCAACACTATCTAGAGTAACATAATCTTTTAACTTACCGTTTATATAAATTTGAAATGTTGATATCCCTTGAGTATATGTATAGACAATAATTATATGTTGAAAAACATAATAATTAAATTTATCACTTTCAGCAAATGTAACATATTCATTATTATTATTTGTACCTCTTATTATTATATTTCCTACATTATTTGTATTTTCTATAGAAATTGTTAGAAGTTCATTATTATTATTTTGATTATTTTGATTGGTAGGTAAATTAGATGAAAAAATATAATGATCAGATTTATCATTAATATTTAAATAAAACTCTAAAGAAAATGAATCATTATTACTATCTTTTGTGAGTGGTATTTCTGAACCTGAAATTTTTATATAATTATTAGTATTACCTAGAAATCCAACATTATTTGAAAAACTTTTAATTATATTGCTATCATTTAAAACAGCTCTAGCAGAATTACTAAAAACAGAGCCAGGTATATGTGAATATACTAAATTATAAGTTGCATGGTGTAAATATAATTCTTTCACATTTAAATCTGTTAAACTTATATCATAATATCTAAAAAATTTAATAACTTCATTTCCTCTATCAATATAACTATGGCCACGTCCTATTTTTATTTCTTCTGGTACAATTGGTTTTAATTTAGCTTCTATAATATTTTCTGATTCGGCCATTAGTTCTCCATCTAAATAAAGTTTCATAATTCCAAGATTAGAATCTGATACACTATATGAAATAATAAGATGTTGATAATATGTATTTGATATCTCAAATGGAGTATAACTATCAATAAGATTATAATTTGAATTATTAGGTTGTTTAAAATGTACAGAACCATATATATTATTACTATTTGTTGCTTGAATTTGAATAGTATTTATGTAGTTTCCAGCTATACTACTACTACTACTATAAATTAAAATAGCAAAAAGAGGAGTTTCATCACCTATCGTTGCATTTGCACCAAATACATCAGCATGGGTAAAACTATGATATTCAGAACTAGTATAATTTGGTTTTATTAAAAATTCTAAGGCAAATTCTTCATTTGCGCCACCTGAAAAAGAAATATCACTCGGATTTTTTAAATTTATATAATGATTTTCACTACTTAAATAACCATTTATATTATCAAAATGTTGATTAAAATTATTTAAATTATAACCTGAAACATCTATATTATTAAATAAAGTAGCAGAATCACTATTAACACTTTGAGTTTCTTCAGTATCAAAATTTAAATCATATTTGGTAAAACTATCATAATATAATGTTCTAATTTGTGTATCTGTTAGTCTTTCTTGATAAAAGCGTATATATTTAGCATCACAATTTCCAAATGTTGATGAACCTATATCATTAGCAATAAGTCTAGCACGATTATAGGCATGTTTAACAAGTTCGCCATCTCTATAAATTTTAAATCCTTCTGGTGTGGGCTGCCACAAATATGTAATTACAAAATGATGATATTTATTAGGATCATACCAAATTTCATTTTCTGTAACTGTTGCCCATCCAGAAGTGCTGCTAACGTGTAAACCAACCGTTGGTTTCCCGCCAGAAGTTTGATTAGGACTTTGTAAATGAAATTGAAAAAGGTCATGATTACTACCATTCCATGGTCCGCCCGCTGTTAAAATATTAAAAAAATGAGGACTGTGGCCCTGCGGCAGTTCAGGAATTTTTATAACAAATTCTATAGTAAATCTTTCAACATTAGCTTGTAAAGTATATGTAATATCTTCTTTTCTAAAATATAAATAATTACTATTTTTTTGTTTATGCAGATAGCCAACATCTCTATCAAAATCAGGATTACCACTATATGTAACATATCCATTTTGTCTTAATGGAGTTGGTTGAGTATAAAAAGACAAACTATTAGTTTCTGTTAAGGGATTATTAAAAGACAAACTAGTAGTTGTATGTTTTACATATAAATTATTTGCTTGTTCAGCAGTTATTTGTCTTTCATAATAACGAAAAAATTGAATTTTTTCTATTCCAACATCATGGTCTGTGCCATCATCTTTTCTGTCTATAGCTCTTCCAAGAACTAATTGTGTAGGATATATTATTTCTGAATTATTGCGACCCGTATAATCAGTATCTGTAATTGTTTCATATGAATCTGTTATACCACTTGAATTAATTCCTACTTGACTACCATTTAAATAAACAGTTACACCTATACCATCTACAAAAGTTATTAAAATATGTTGAAATTGGTTATAATTTTCTATACTAAAATCAATACCATTCTCAGTCCAAAGATAAGATAAATTACTATTCGATTCATAACGGACCACATATGGATATCGTAGTCTGAGTATATTATCTTCTGAGCCTTTTCTATATAGACGTATGAATTGTTCTTCAGTTATGTTATAGTTATAGTTTCTCTGCTTTTGTAAAGTAAAAATTGGTTGATCATGAGTTCCATCACCAATATCCAAACCTGAACCTAAACTATTAAGTTTAAAATAAAGTTCAAATGCAAAATTTGGAGGAAGTCGTGTTTGAATACCAGTCATAAGTAAATGAGGAGGTGTTAAAAAATTATTAAGCCTTAAATAATGTTTTTCTGAACCAGAGTATCCATCTGTAGTATTAAATTCAGGAACATCTCCTTCATCTACAATTAAACTTACTGAACTATTTATATCATCTTCATTTAAATATGTTAAATTATAAGGAGAACTACCAGATATACTTGAATTATCTATATTTCTAAAATTATAGCTTTTAGTGGCAGGAACGATATCATTACTTAATGATATATAGACTGAAGGTGGAATAACATTTCTAAAATCATAGAATCTTATATGTTTATTGTATAATGAATCAGGACTTATATTATCTGATAAAACATTTGGTATTTTTCCAGCATTAAACGTATTACTAATATCAATGTATCTAAAATCATAAGATTTTTTAGCATTAACTATACTATTTGTTAATTGTTCTAATTTTGTGTTACTAATATCTACAGTTCTAAAATCATAAGTTTTATTAGCAGAAATAGTATTTGTTAATTTTTTTAATATTATTTCATTAACACTTCTAAAATCATAAGATTTTTTAGCATTAACTATATTATTTGTTAAATTATTAAGTTTTAATTCATCATTTATTACTTTTCTAAAATCATAAGATTTTTTAGCATTTATAATTTTGTCTGAAATACTATTTTGGACTAACGGTTTTGTTTTATATAATTTGAATTCAGTATTATTATTAACTGTAGTATCAGTAAAACTGAAGTCTAAATTTATGTTAGAAAGTATCATAAATGGAGAACTTCTGGGTGCATTAAAAACATATTCATTATTATTAAAAATATTATCAAGCGAAGATTGAATTAATTGCCATTTATCAATAAAATATTCATTATCTTTTTTAAAAATTATATCTTTTAAATCTGTTTCGGCTTCAAATGAAATAGCTGGAACATTAGAAATCCATTCTGGTGTTTTACCAGACCCGCGAGAAACTAATACTTGGCCAATAGTTCCTGAAGTATAATTATTTAAACTATCTTTAACTATGATTTCACCACTTATAGTTAAATTACTATTTAAAATAGTATTATTATGTACTATTAAATTATTTGATACTTCTAAAGTATTAAATTTTGCATTTAATGTTGGTAAATCATATGATGTTACTGCACTATCATAGAAATTTATACTATCTTCTACAATTAAATTTTGCGTTTTTGTTGTTGTAAAAAATGATTTTCTTCCAATTTCTATATCATCTAAACTATAACCAATAATAGTGTTATAAATATTTCCACCTCCTATATTTTGAGTTTCAATAACCTTATTTCCTGGAAAAATAGGAGTTTCCAAAAATTCAACAGGAGTTTTAAATATTGTTGCCGAAGAAAATGAGCTATTAATTTCTATATGGTCATTGGAAATATCTATAATAAATTTTTCATTATCTTCTATATTTGAAGATATAACTAATTTTTTTCCATGAATTTTATCATCAAAAAACTTATTGGTTAAAGATTGTTGACTATTCAATTGAACAATATTACTATTATCAATAGTAGTAATTTTTGTAGCAGTACTGGCATTACCGGTAGTATCTTGATTTCCTTTAATATTAACACCTGGTAAATTTATATCTGCAGTACCATCAAAACTTACACCACCAATTTCTCTTGCTGTTTTTAACTTATTTGCACTTCCTGTAAAATGTGAAGCATGAATAGTAGAGCTTCCATTATCAAATTCCCATCTACTATTAGTTTTATTATATTCTAATGTTTTTAATATTTGACTTGAACCTTGCCCGACATCAATATTAATACCACCAGTATTTATTCCATCTGCATTTGCATTTAATAAAATAATATTATCACTTAATTCAATAACAGTGGAATTAATAGTAGTTTGAGTACCTAATACACTTAAATTGCCATCAATTATAACTGTTCCATTACTATTGGTGTGTGGTTTTATAGTAATTTTATTTTGTTCTGCAAAAATTTCACCTTTACTATTTACATCTTCATTTGTATTATATAAATTTATTTTATTATAAACATTTATGTTTCCTTTTAAATTAATATTGCCATTATTAATACCATTATCAGAAAAAGGAGTAATTTTTAAATTTTTTTCAGAATCAATATTTATTAATGTATAATTATCATCATTACCTAATTTAATATTATTTTTTTGATTTAAAATACCATCAATAGTGAGTTGTTTTTTAACATTCAAAATGCTATTTATTGTAGTTGTTTTATTAGAAGAAGATAAATTTATATCGCCAATACTAGTAAATGTACCATCTTTTAAAATAGTAAGAGTATCAAGTATATTTGATTCATCTATTTTGTTTTTAACATTTAAAACTTTATTATCACTTCTTGAAGTTTTTAAAATTAGAGTTCCACTTAAATCAACTTCATTATTAAGATTGGTTTTACCAATAACTGTAAAATCTTGTCCAACTGTAAAATTTTTTCCAACACTAGCACCTTCTGCAACTGTTATATGTGAAACATCAAGATTGGCTTTATAATAAGTTACATCAGGTTGTTCTAACAACTCTTCAAATATAAAATAATCTTTGACTCCTACACTATTACTACTAATGTTAGTAAAGAAACCTTTTTCTCTTTTAATAGTACTAGTATTATCAATACCAATTGGTGTATTATATATAAATCCACCTGCAATATCTGAAGTTTGTGTACTTATAATTTGACCTCCGTCTGTTAAATCTAAATTACCATTAATAGTTACACTTCCATCTAATAAAATTCCACCTTTATTAACAGTTCCTATATTATTATTAGATATTACTAAGCTATCATCTTTAATTTGTAATACTTTTCTGTAACCACTATCTGAATATATATTAAAATTATTTTTAAGATTTAATGAGCCATCAATTATTGTTTCATTTTTAGCATATAAATCATTTTCTATAGTTAATTCATTAATAACCGCATCAGTCATGACATTTAATCTATTATTAACAGTTAAATTGTTATCAATTATTGCATCTCTATTAACATTTAAATTTATGTTTGAGTTCCAAGAATCATTCAAATGACTATATGTAAATAATTTATTACCAGAAATTTCAATACCAGCACCTTCGGTATCTGCACTTGTTGAAGCATTGCTGGCTAACAATATTGTATGGTCACTAATATCTAGAATAGATGAATTAATAACTGTTTTGCTTCCTTCAACAACTAAATTACCTTTAATTCTTAATTCACCAGTATTATCATGATGTTTAGAGGGGTCAATAATAAAAATTGATGGACCATACAAAACACCATTCATTTTTAAATCTCTATTTAATGATATATCATTTTTAATAATGATATTTGAATTGAAAGACGCATCATTATGAACAAATAATTCACCATTAGTTTGTCTATTAACTGTTCTAGTATCTCCTTCAATAACTAAATCATTTTTCATAGTTACTAATCCAGAATCAAATATAGAATCACCTTTAACATTTAATTTATTTAATATGTTTAATCCACTTACATCTACTTGATTATTTACACTTAAATCATGTTGTATTAGTGTATTATTATTAATGTGTAAATTAGCATTAAATGATACATCACCTGTTACATCTAATCTATTAAGTATTTTTAAACCACTTACATCAAGTTTATTATTAACACTTAAATCATTTTTAACAAATAAATTATTGCTAACTTCTATATAACTAACATCAAATCTATTAAATACTTTTAATCCACTAATATCAGCATTTTGATTAACATATAAATTGTTATTGATAGATAAATCATTAATTATTGTTTGATTATTATTAACTAATAAATTATATGTAATTAATTGAGAATCAATATCTTTAAATTTAAAATTGTTATTGCCTATAATTTTTTTATCATTATTTAAAAAAGGTATATTACTTGCATCTAAGTAATTTAATTTCAAATCATTTTTAACAATTATATTAGACAAATCAACATTATTAAATGAAGAATCTCTATAAGATGTCAATATATTATCTAAGCTAATATCAATATTTTCTAAAGTTTCTATTAAATTAATATCATGTTCATATACAAATATTTTATCAATATTATATTGATAATTGTATTTAAATTCTTCTACTTCATCAAAAATACTAGTTTCAGCATTATAAACTGATATATTAACATATCCAAAGTTTCCAAATACATCAATATCGATTAATCCGCTATAAAAATCATTAATATTTTTATTACCTCGATAATCACTTGTAAAAGTAGAATCAAACGTTAACTTTCTATAATATTTTATTCCTGATTGTGAATGTCCTTTATATACAAAATTATATGAAACATCATTTTCTACTTCAAAACCAATATATTGTGTTAAATTATTATAAAATAATGTGTTACCAACAATAATAAGACCAGTATTTATAGTATATTTTCCTTTTTTTAATATAAATTTGTAATTTTTTAATGGCTGATTTGTATCACTATATTCTATACTGCGACCATTACTATTTTTTGTAAATCCTATATTCATTTCTACATCGTGTGATAATGTTATATTCTCAATGTTATCAAATTTTTTATTTTTAAGATAAATATTATTTGCAATAATTAGATTGTTATTAATATTAATATTTTCATTTATATCAATATTTTTTGTAGTTAAATGATTATTAATATCTAAATTATTAGCTCGTAAATTTTTAAAATTAGCATTATTTGAAATATCCAAACCGATAATTGTATTATTAATAGTTGCATTATTAATAATAGCATTACTTACACCAATATCACCAGTAATATCGCTACTACCATTAATAAAAATCTGTCCTTCTAAATTAATTGTTCCTTTAATATTAGTTGTTGATTGGTTAGTTAATGTTAATTGTCCATCTAATTGAATATTAGTAAATCTAGCATTTGTAGAATTAATATATGATGTAATAATATTATTGGAATTATTTATATTATTTGAATTTATTTCACTCAATCCTACAATACTATTAAAATTTACAGAAGAATCAAAAATAATTTTTTTTTGATTTATCGTTTTAAATTTTATATCAGAGGTTTTACTTTCTATTAAAAGGTAATTTTCTTTTGTAAATGAATAATCAGATATATCTATGGAAGTGTTATCATGTAAAATGTATGTAGTATTTATTTTCCAAGGATAAGTATCTGAATTAAATTCATTGTATTCTAAATTATTGATTTCATCAGTTATAATACTTTCCGAAACATTATTATATCTAATATTTTTTGATTGAATAGAATCTCCAGACATATATAATATTTAATTACAAATTAAATATTATATTTAATTTAATTTTGTTAAATTAAAGCTAATTTTTACATGCGCTAGAATTATTAGTTATTCCATCCCAAGAAAGTCCTCTACTTTTTGCCCATCTATATTTTGCACAAAGTAAATCTTCTTTTAATCCACTTCCTGCTCGTGCTTCCCAATCAATAGTATAATATTGATTACATGTATTACCATCATCATTAGAGCAAGTGTTTACATTATTATGTTTCATTCTATTAACACAAGTTAATTTTTTTTCTCCGCCTACTGTTTTATAATCAACATCCCAATAATCAGGACACATATTTTTAATAGGAGGAAATTCTGCATTTGCTAACGAGTTTCTAATAATAAATCCTAAAATTATTAAAGATATAATTAATATAACGGTTGCAACAAAAAGGCAAGTTTTTTGGAATGATTCCATATGTATTATTATTATATAACAATAATTTTATTTAGTAAAAAATAAAATTACTAAATATAATTTTATTTTATTATTATAAATAATAAAATATGAATAATGGTAGAATAATTTTTGATGAAAACAATAATAACAACAATTTTATGAAAGATAAAATTCCTGTAATTTCTAATAGTAATTATACGAATACTTTAACAAGTAGTATTGAGAGAAATTTTTTATCAGATAATTTTTTCTCTCAAAAAAATATTAATAATATTCAACAAAATTTAAAAAATGGTGTTTATTTAAAATCCAATAAAAAATATTTGATAGATAATCAATCTGATGAAAAAATAGTAAATATAATGAGAATATATTATTTAGAATATGGAAAAAATTTAAATACAAATATAGATGAACAAGTTCATGAATTAAATAATTTAGTTCTAAACTATTTAGTAAATCATGTTTACAATGAAGTAGTTGCATATTTTAAATATAAACATGACATTACAAATATGCATATTCCAATTGAAAAACCACAATATAGCGATAAAACTAACAAAACATTAGAATATAAATCATGGTTTTAATTTATTTTATATAATTATTTAAATATAAAATAAATTTTTAATCAATTTCTTCCATATTAGAATCCTCTTGGATATCTTTAATATCTTCTATGGGAGGTATGATATCTTCTTTTTCATCATCATCATCATCTATAGAAAGACCTAATTTTATCATTCTATTAATACGTGAAACAAATGATGATGGTTCTTCAATTGTAAAACCAGAATTTATTAGTGATGATTCAAATAATAGAATAATCAAATCTTTAACAGTTTTATCTTCATTATCTTTATTATATTTTTCTTTAAGAGATTTAATAATAGGATTAGATGGATTAATTTCCATAATTTTACGAGACATCATATATGATGACATGTTTGAATCACGGAGGGCTTGTGCTTTCATAATTCTTTCCATATTAGCAGTCCATCCATACTCTCCAGTAACTAATACACATGGAGAATCAACTACTCTTTCACTAAGAACAACTTTTTCAATTTTATCATTAAGAACAGATTTAATATTTTTAGTAAGTGGTTCATACTCTTTTGTTAATTCTTCCCAGCTTTTATTATCGTCTTCATTATCTTCAAATTTAATTCCTTCTTTCGACAAACAAACAAATGATTTGCCATCATAATCTTTAATTTTTTGCATACAATATTCATCAATTGGGTCAACCATAAAAAGAACTTCATAATTTAATTTTTTACATTGTTCAATAAATGGAGAATCTTGTAATGATTTAATACTTTCTCCTGTAATATAATAAATATTTTTTTGTTTTTCTTTCATATTTTCTACATATTCTTTTAATGTAATCATATTTTTATCTGATTTACTTGTATTAAACATTAGTAAATCTAATAATTTATCATTATTGGAAGTTTCTTCATGAATTCCTAATTTTATATTTTTACTAAATTGTTCATAAAATTGTTTATAATCTTCTTTATTTTCTTTTATCTCTCCAAATAATTCAATACATTTTTTGATAATATTTTTTTTAATAACTTTTAAAATTTTATTTTGTTGTAATGTTTCACGAGAAATATTTAATGGTAAATCTTCAGAATCAACTATACCTTTTACAAAAGATAGCCATTCAGGAATTAAATCTTCACATGTATCTGTTATAAAAACACGTCTTACATAAAGTTTAATATTTCCACTTTTTGAAGATTTTTGCTGAAATAAATCAAATGGCGCACGTTTTGGAACATATAAAAGACTTGTAAATTCTAGCTGACCTTCAACAGAAAAATGTTTTACAGCTAAATGTTCTTCCCAATCATTTGAAAGAGATTTATAAAATGAACTATAATCTTCACTGGTTACATCTTCTGGTTTACGTGTCCAAATTGGTTTTTGTTTATTTAGTAATTCAAATTCATGATGTACTTCTGTTACTGTTTTTTTTGGTTTCGTTTCTTTTTCATCTTTTTCATCTTCTTCAACATCTTCAATTTTGGGTTCATCATTATCTTCTTTTATATCATCACATTTTTCACATGTGTCTTCTTCATCTTCTACCTCTTTTGTAGTAGTTTTTTCTACATAAAGATTAATTGGATAGTTAATAAATTCAGAATGTTTTTTAACAAGTTCTTTTAGACGGCTTTCTTGTAAATATTCAAGTTGATCTTCTTTTAAATAACATGTAATTTTTGTACCACGTCCAAGAGATTCACCTGTTTCATCTTTTTTAATAGTAAAAGAACCACCTGCACTAGATTCCCAAATATGTTGGTCATCATCATTATGTTTTGAAGTTACAATTACTTTATCTGCTGCTAAATATGCCGAATAAAACCCAACACCAAACTGACCAATCATATTTACATCACTACCCGCCTGCATTGCTTCCATAAAACCTTTTGTACCCGACTGAGCAATAGTACCAAGATTTGTAATCATATCATTTTTAGTCATACCAATACCTGAATCTACAATACTTAGAGTATTAGTTGTTTTATCTGGAATAATACGAATATATAATTCATTGTTTGTATTTAATACAGATTGGTCAGTAAGAGACTGATGGCGAATTTTATCTAATGCATCTGAAGAATTTGAAATTAATTCACGTAAAAAAATTTCTTTATTTGAATAAAATGTGTTAATAATTAAAGACATAAGTTGATTAATTTCAGCTTGAAATGCATAAGTTTCAATTGATTCTTCACTACTCATTAATAGTTAAATAAAAAAAATAGTTTTAAATTATTTTAAAAATATTTTTATGATTCATATTTTTTAATTTATTATTTTTTAGATTTTTTTACTATACTTTTTGATTGATTTATATTATCTAATTCTATAAATTCATTATATGCTATTTTTAAATTATTTAAATCATTTAACCACATTTTTTCAATGCTAATAATTTTAATATTTTCTAATTCTTTAGTTTTATCTTGATACTCTCTCATAATTTTTTCAACATTTTCTTTAGATACACTATCCATAGGCAATTTTGTTAAATAATTATAATTATTATCATTAACATGTTTATCAAAATTTAAATTCTCCATTATTTTAATTATTTCTGTATTACTTTTTTTACGCAAATCTATTTTATCATCTAAGTTATATTGAATAAATTTAGCTTTATTACTTAATAATACAATTTCTTTGTTTAATTTATCAATTAAATAATCTTTTCTCTTTTTATAAAATTCTAATCTAATTTTATAGTAATCATCAATAATATTATATATATTTTCATATTTGCGAAGTTGTTCTTTTTCATTAAATAGATGCATATTTGTAGTACTTTGAGTTGTGTATAATTTTAAATATTTTTGAATACCATTTAAATTATAATCATGTTTTTCATTAATTAATTTAATTAATATTCCTGGATAAAATTGAATATCAAATTCAACATCATGATCAGTTGACATATCATTAAAATCTTTTATATAACTTTCTACTTTTGATTTTGATTCTTTATTAGATTTATTATCTAGTAATGATTCTAAAAATTCTTTATAATCTTGTGTCCATGTTCCAATAGGTAATTCTGTAATTTTAATTTTATCTTTATCAATAAATTCATATTTTCCTTTAATGACAAACTTCTTATCATCAACCGGTTCTATTGAACCTTTAAAATTTTTATAATATGGTTCAATTTTAATTGATTTTTGTTCTACTTCACTAATCTTATTTAAAAGACCTTCAATATAACTTATTATTTGTAATGGATTATGACACATAATATCAGTGCTAAATCCAGTACCAATTCCTTTTGAACCATTTACTAAAATCATAGGAATAATCGGCATATAATAAATTGGTTCTACAGAATCACCATCATCTTCTAAATATGTTAAAATATTATCATCTACTTCTGGAAAAATTTGTCTGGTAATATTGTTTAATTTTGTAAAAATATATCTTTCTGATGCATCATCTTTACCACCCATAAGACGCGTGCCAAATTGTCCATTTGGTGAAAATAAATTAATATTATTTGAACCAACAAAATTTTGAGCTAATCCAACAATAGCAGCATTTAAACTGGCTTCGCCATGATGATAACCAGAATGTTCTGAAACATAACCACTTAATTGAGCAACTTTTATTTCATTATTGAGTTTTTTCTTAAAAGCTGAAAATAAAATTTTTCTTAAACTAATTTTTAAACCATCACATAAATTTGGTATAGAACGATCATTGTCATATTTTGAAAAATGAATCATATCATTATGAATAAATTCTTCATATGTGACATTATTTTTTGATGTATTTAAATAAATATTTCTATCATAATTAGAAAGCCATTCTTTTCTATCATTTGGTCTTTTTTTATTAAAAACCATATCTATTGTTTCACTTGTATTATCTGTATTATTGAAAAATACAATTTTTTTATTTGAAAAATATTCTTTAAATTCTTTACTTGTACTTGTACCTAAACCTTTATAATATTTAATATCCCATTTACTAATATCAATATTGTTATTAGATTTCCACTCTTCATATTCTCCATTATTATAAAAATCTAATGTTTCTTTCCCTTTTCTAGCTTTTAAAATAGGTGTATTCATATAACCAATAAAGTTTGGAATTTTAATTAAAGAATTCCATTCACTGTCTATCATATTAATTCCAAGACCTTTAATATGGCTTCCATCTAAATCTTGGTCTGTCATGAATATAATTTGTCCATATCTTAATTTAGATTTAACAGTGTCTTCAGTATATTTTTTTCCATGTTCCAGACCTAATATTTGTTTAATTTCATTAATTTCTTTATTTGAACTAATTTTAGATATGGTTTCTCCGCGAATATTAAACATTTTACCTTTCATCGGATAAACACCAATATAATTTCTATCTTCTCTAGAAAGACCAGAAATAATTCCAGATTTGGCTGAATCTCCTTCACATAAAATTATTTTACATAAATGAGATTTTGAAGTTCCCGCAAAATTAGCGTCTGTTAATTTAGGTAAATCTTTAATATTTTTACATTTATTACCATCAGTTTTTTTTACATCTTTATTTTCTTTAATTTCCGTTAAATTACATGCTGTATTCATTATTCCCATTTTAGAAATATTTTCAATAAATTTATCACTTACATTACAAGATGAACCAAATTTACTTACAGGAGTATTTAAATATTCTTTACTTTGACTATCATAACTAGGATTTTCAATATCACATCTTAAAAATAAGAATAATTGTTCTTTAATTACTGATGGTTTAACATCAACTTTCTTTTTTTCTTTAATATATTTTGTTATATTTTTAATAATTTGATTAACAATATAATCGACGTGTTTTCCACCCTTTGATGTATAAATACCATTACAAAAGCTAATATGACAAAATTCTCCCTCTGGAGCTAATGCAATGGCATATTCCCATCTTTCATTATATTGTTCATATTTAAATTCATTTTCACCAACAATTTTTTTTACATATTGTTGAAATGTTTTGATTGGAATTATTTCTGAATTTAATTTAACTTTTATATTTTTATCAGTTACAGCTGCAATATCATAAATTCGTCTTAATAATAAATTATGAATATCTTTAGTAATTCCATTTTTCAATTGTAATCTATTAAAATCCGGTTTAAATTGAATTTTAGTATATGGTTTATTTTTACATTTAGTAATTGTTGGTTTTTCAATAACAGATAAATTATTTTTAAATTCTTGAACATATTTCAATCCTCTTGTATGATCAATTGTTTCAATTTTTCCCCAAGTAGACCAAATTAAAACTAGTTTAAAACCAAATCCATTTTTTCCACCAATGATTTTTTTTTCTTCTTTATTATAATTTGTTGATGTTCTAAGATGTCCAAAAATAAGTTCAGGAATCCAAATTTTATATTCAGGATGTTCAGTAACATCAATTCCATTACCATCATTGATCATTGTTATTACACCTTCATCATTAATACTAATATCAATATATGATACAGGTAGAACATTTTCTTTACCTTCATTAATTTGTTGTTGCATTCTGATAACATGGTCTCTACAATTAACTATACCTTCATCAAATAATTTATATAATCCAGGATTATATAATATATTTTTTTTAACAATATTACTTTTATCGTCGTTTAAAATAAATTCATTTGATTCTATTAATTCTACTGAACCTATATAAGTATCTGGATTGTCAAGAATATGTTCTCTATCGGATTTTTTTTGATACTTTTTTGATATAGTTTCATTGCTAGACATTTATTTAAATATATGTTTGTAATAATTTTAAATTATTTTTAGAAATCAATTTTAGAAATATAATAATATTTAATATTTTAAAATATATAATATTATTAATGGCAACTTCGTGTTTAAAATTAAATAATACAATATCAGTTAACAATAATAAATATATTATTGATGAATCTAATAATCAATATGATGTTTTTTATAATATTAATAATAATTATTTTATTAAAAATATTCCGAAAAAATATCCTTTAACCTTTTATATTGATACTTCAGACCAATCATTATTACATGAGTTATCTAATATAATAAATTTTGAAACAAATAATAATGATGAAATAATAATATATGTTTCAAAAGGAAATGATATTAGTTTTAATAATGGTGATTATTTTAGATTTTATGATGAAAGTTATAATTTAATCAATATTGATAGCAATTACTTAAATTCAGATATTACTATTAATAATTCTGACAATTTTTACTTCATGAGTAAACAAAAATATAAATTTATAGCTGGAAAAGAATATTCTGTGGATAGTATTTTTAAAATTGAATATGATGGTATTACACAATCTTTAGATACTTTAGATTCTAGTTTTATTTTTATAATAGATGAAGATGCAAATAATTCATCAAGAAAGATTTCTTATTATGATATTTATAATAAAACCAATACAGAAAGTTATTTAAATATTTTAATTGATTCTAGTAATAATAAATATTATTATGGAGATATTTCATTTTCAATATTTTCTAGATACAGAGATTTTTCAAATAATATTTTTATTTCAATAAAATCATTTGATTCTACAATAATTAATACAGATTTTATAAAATATAATGAAAATTGTGATTATATTGTTAAACAAATTAGTCAATATTATCAGGATTTATTACAACAAAATATTATAACATTAAATAAAGTTTCAAAAGCTAAATTTAATAATATATTAAAATTTTATGAATTTAATGATGAACAATATCAAGAGAACAATTCAAATATATATCAAGGCACAAAATATTCAGATATAAGTAATTCACAAAATAAAGTTTATAATTTTAAATATGGAATATATGATGAAACATATATTATTTTTAATATAGATAAAAATTATCCTATAGCTATAGAAACAAATAATTTTATTACCATAGATAATGATTATATATATACAAAGTTTTATAATACAATTGATCCTAAAATTGCAGAATTATCCGAAGAATATTCAAAATATAATTATTATTATGATTCTTTGAAATTAGTTGTAAAAAATTTGAAAACTAATTATCAAGATTTGAGTGTAAATTTTTTTATTCTTGATATTTCTAATCGAGAGATAATAAATAATCAATATACTTTAAACAATAATTTTGTTTATGATATAAAATGTAGAAATCCAGACCAAGTAAATAATATAAATAAATTACTTGATATAAGTTTTATACTTTTTAATCAAAAAGGTGAAAAATTTTATTTTGAAGATAGATTAAATGTTAATAATATATTTAAAATTAATAGATTTTCACAATATATTGAACAAGAATTATCTTTTTTAGTATATGACTTATATGGATATAATATTTCTGATAGAGTATTAATAAATATACCATATATAAATTATAATGATGTAGGAAATATTGAAAATATAGTATCGTATTTTGTTAATGATTATGAAGATATATCAAAAATAGCATTGAGAAAAATTGAAATCTTTAAAGGACCATTTATAGAAATAAATTCTGATATTAGTTATATATTTCAAAATAATAATATATATACTAATGAAATTTATATAGAAAATAATAATTTTTCAAACAATTATGATTTATTAAATAATATTAATGTATATTTTTTTGATAATCTACAAAATAAATTGCAATTACCATATGAAATTTATTATAAAAAACATAATACCTCTGAAATAAATAAAATAATAGATTATAAAATAAATTCTATTTCTTCTTCAATTAATTATTTATCATTTTACTTATTTAATAATTATGGGTTAACTCAAAATGATATAAGTTATAATTATTATATTTCTGATAATATATTATTTAATTATGTACATAATGAAAGTGATAAAAGATTAGAAATTGACAGTAATGATATAAAATTTATAGATATAAGTGACATACAAATTTCTTCAAGCTCAAATTTAAGTTTAAACAATAATGAAATATTAGATAAAGTTAATATTATTTCTTTCAATGAAAATGAAATAGCTTTTAATGAAAATATTTATGATGGCTCAACAAATAATATAAATTCTTTTAAACTTCAATCTTCAACAAATGATAATTTTATTTTATATATAGATAAAATTTTTATAGACATTTCTAATATTAACAATATTAATAATATATTATATAGATTAATATTAGTAAAAAAATATGATGATATAAGCTACAATATAGAAATAAAAAACATAACAAATGATAATTTTAATTTAAAAATAACAAATAATAATGATAATAATTGGATTAATATTAGTGGAATTTTTAATAAAAAAAATATATTTAAAAGTTTTGATAAATTAGAAGAGACAACTTTATACAATCAAATAGACATAAGAAATATAAATAATTATAAATTATATATTAAACCATTAGGATTAAAAGATGATGATGTTATAAAAAAATATATTTCAAACAATTTATCTCATGAATATAATTTTACAAATTTGGAATTAGAAAGTGATATATCAAGAGTAATAAATATAAATATATATGATAATACTCCACCTATTATAAGTTTTATAACTGATAATCCAATTTTTTCATCAGGTTCTTCAGAAAGAATAGAATATACTATTCCATTATATGAATCTGATGGAATTACAGAAAAATGGTTCTATATAAAAAATAATATTTTTTTAACAAATATAGAAAATAATTTTAGAAATATACCAACAATTTATTATTCAGATGATAGAGACCTAACTATATATGAAAATCAATTATCAAATAATGATTTATCTTATGATATTGTTTCATCTAATTATATTTTAAATACAGATGAATATAAAATTAAATTAAATAATATAAATGCTGCAAATGATATAAGTATTAATTATTCTTTAATAGATAAGTCTAATAATAAATCAAATACTATAACATTATATTTATTATTTAAAGATATACCAATATTAGAACTTTCAAGTAATTCTGTTTATAATAATTATGATAAATATGACATGAATAATGATTTATATTATATTGAGGCTGGTATATATATAAATGGAAATTATATAGATGTATCTAATGAATCTTTAATTGTAAACTATATTAAAGATAGTAGTGAAATAAATGATTTTTCGTTTAATAATATAACAGTAAATAGCATTGACATTTCGTATAGAATTTTTCGCAATTTCTCTAACAATATTAGAGAGAACGATGTTGATATTTCGGGTTCATTATATCATTTTGGACAAAGTTTAAATTTTGTAAATCCAAAATATAATATTACTTATCAAATAAAACAAAATAATGATATTACAAGCATAACAAGAAATATATTAATTACTGATGAAGAGCCTCCAATAATTAAATTTCCTAATTTTGATTTTTCATTTATAGATTTTTCAAATAATAGAGACAATATAAATACAATAATAGATGATTCAATAAATTTTTTAAATTTTGATGATGATAGTTTTTTATATAAAGATTTATCTTTTTCAGTATTTACACGTTTTGATGAATTTGCTAGTGTTATAAATTCTTTTATTATACAAGATAACTACTATAGTAATGTAGATACAAACTATAAAGTTAGTGTTAAAAAAGGAGATATTGATTATGATTTTGATGAATTTATTTTTCAACAATTGCAAATTTTATCGAAAGATTTTTTTCCAAAATTTAATAAAGTAAATGCAAAAACAAATATATTATCAAATATTAGTGATATTTCTAATATTTATATTAAATATGAATTTTCAGATCCATTAAAAAGTAAAACAATACAAAGAAAATTATATATAATTGATAACGAAAAACCTAGAATTTCATTCCCAAAATTATTAAACGATTATATTTTTTATGAAGAAAATTCAAATAATTATAATGATTTTAGCTATTTAGCTATTGATATTGAAAACAACAGGAATAAACAAATAGCAATTACAGAACTAAGTAATATATTATTTAATTTTGTTATTACTGATAATTATAGTAATAATCAATATGATAATTTACATGAGAATTATAATATAACTATAAAAAAAACAGGTGCATTAACAGAACTTATTTCTAATATTAAAACATATCATGATATAAGTGATAATATTCATATATTAACAGATTTAAGTGCTATTGATATGAATTATGATATAATTTATGAAATTTCTGACAATCAATTTAATTCAGACATCATAAAAAGAAATTTAAAAATAATAAATACAAAACAACCAATTATTGAATACAAAGATGGTAATACAGATTTTATTTTAAGATACGAATTTGGAGACACAGATTTTAGTTTTAATAATTTATTTAATTATTATCATGAGAGATTATTATATCCGATAGAATTAAGTTATAATTTATCAGGTATAGAAAATATAAATACTTTATTAAGTAATATAGTCTATGAACCAAGTTCAATTATATATAGTGTTCCGGATACACAAAATGGTAATGAAAAAGTAAAATCATTAAATATACCAGTATATTCATATATTCCAAATTTAGATATTTCATCTTCTGTAATAGATTTATCTGTTCAAATTTTTAATAACGGACCAGTTTTAAAAAATACATTAACTTATTCTGATTTTTCATTTCAAGATTTATCATTTGAAGCTGGTTTATATATATCAGATTTTAGTTTAATTAATGGTATAATATTTGATTCTAGTTTTGATAGATTTTATTATCATAATTATAATCAAGATATTTCATATACAGAGACTAATTTCATTGTTACTTCTTCTCCAACATTAAATAAAGAAAAACCAGAAGTAAATAATTATATATTAACATATGAATCAACTGATGAAAATAATGTAACTAGAACATTTAATAGAAATATTTCTGTTATAGATAGTATAAAACCTAATATTATATTATTAGATGTATCTGAAAATAATACAACATTTATTAATAAAAATAAAGTATATATAGAAAGTGGAGCTAGAATATTTGATTTAGGCAGTGAATTAAATGTTATAGATGTTGGGATATATTATTATGGAAGTAATACACTTATAAGAAGTAAAAGTTTTAATCTATTTCAAGATAATGTAAAAGAGTATAATTTATACGATGATTCTATATTATTGACTGAAAATGAAACATCATCATCAGATATAAGTTATATAATTAGATATACTGTGAGTGATAAAGCTAATAATGTTGCTATAATGGATAGAAAAATAGATTATAAAAAAATAATAAATTTATTTGAATATACAATTGTATTAAGATTTTATGGTATAATAGATATTTCTTTAAATGATGATTTTAATAGTAATCTAAAAATTCTAAAAGAGAATAATTCATTTCTAAGTGATATTTCTATGTCGTTTAATAACGAAAGTGGAATAGTTTGTGAGTCCACTATTGAAACAAATCATATATCATTTTTATTTGATGTATATTATTATGATTTTAATGGAATAAAAATAAATATTTCTAGTAATTCAAATATAATAAATAATATTATTTATTCAAATGTGGGTTTATATTATGTTCAATTTCAATCATTTGAAACAACTAATTTTTTTTCAGTAGTAAATGTATTAAATTTTGAGATTGTAGATACAAAACCACCTGTTTTAACATTTATAGAAAATAGTAATTTTTCAGATATAACTAATTTAGATTTACCAGTACTTTCATCAAAAACTGTAGGTTTATTGAAATCTAATATAAATTTTCTTAATTATTTTGATAATAGTAATAATTTTGTCAATTATTTTATTAATAATAATGGAAATATTTCTTTTAATATTCCTGTAATAAATATAAATGATATTCTTCATGGAAATACCATATCATTATCTAATGAAACATTAAATGAAATATATTCAAATATTTATGATTTTAACGTAGATTATATAAATATATCTAATGGTTTGTCTGTAATAAACAGTTCATCTAGTTCTTTACTTTTACAGGAGGGAGAATATAAACAAACATATAAAATATATGATAAATTATCAAAAAATGATAATTCATTAAATAGGATTATAAATATAAAAACTTTTAAACCGTTTATAAATTTAAATTATAGAAAAGATGCAAATAATAATATATATAAAAAAGATTACCATGAAATAAATTATACATATAGAGATTTATTAGGTACTGCATTAGATTATAAAAGTGGTTCACTAGATTTTTCAATTCTAAATTCTAATAATTATTATGGTATATCTGATATAGAAAGAACATTCAATCAATATAGAATTGGAGAACAAAAAATAATTTATAATATAACAAATAGAGAGACTGAATTATCATCGGTTAAATCGAGAGATGTTCATGTAGTTAATATAAAATGTTTACCAAAATATATATATAGTAATTTTTTTGATTTTATAAATACAAATTTTGATAATGATAATAAATTAGGATTATATGATGGAAGTTATAATTTTCATATAGAAAATAATATTGGTATTAGATTAATTTCAAAAGATAATGAAACTAATAAAATTTATGATAATTCAAATATAATATTTTTTACTTCAACAAAAATAATATATCAAAATGATATAAAATATTATTCAGGAGATATTACATTTAATATAATTAATGATTTTAATAGAGTTAGTATTGAAAAAATAGATATAGATAATTCTAACAATAATATGTTTTTTAAAGATATATTTTTATATTCAACAAAATGTGAACCTATAATATTTGATGATAGTATAAATAATTCTTATTATTATAAAGAAATAAATGTTGATATTTGTATGAATTTAAATAGATTTATGTTTGATGGAATAATTTATGATAAATATTATTTATCATTAGGGAGATATAGATTTTATCAAAAATCATATAAAAATTTTTATAGCAAATTAAAATTTTCTATAATAAAAGATGGTTATCATAACTCAAATTATAATTTTACTTCTATACGTGATTCAAGTTATGTTAAATTATTTCATTATGATAAAAATGTTACTAGTAAAAATTTATCTGGAAAATCAGATTCTTATACAGATATAATAATAGATATAACAACACCTAATATATTATATTTTTATTCGGAAAATTTAAAAAATTACGGTGGAGAGATAATAATAAAAAATAATATAATATTTTCAAATTTAGGATTAGCGTTAAATAGTACTGTTTTATCTAGTGATAATTCAAATATAATTCAAGAAGTTTATAGTGATAAAATTTTGAATAATAGTTTAAATAACACACTTTTTCTCTCATTAAATTTTGATTTAAGTAAAAATAATATTATTCAAGATGTAAAAAATGTAGTTTGTTTAACACATAAAAATTTAAATCATAACATTAAATATTATGATAATAAAATCATTATTAAAAATTTTGAAAATACATTAGACTCTAGCAATATTAAACATGATATTAGTTATAATTATTTGATAGATAATAAAATAGATAATAAAAAAGAAAGCAATTTATTATTATTTAAATATCTAATTTCAAATGATGAAACAGAATTAATAAATGAAAATCAAAATGATTTTACAGAAATATTTTTTAAAAATAAAGAGATAGATAATTACATTCATTTTTTTAAAAATAATATGTTAATTGACAGTAATATTACAATTGATTATTTTATGTATAAAATAAATGAATTAAAATATATAAATAAGGTAGAATTAAAAGATGGAGAGAAAATTTATGAATATTTTGATAATAAATATTTATTAAATTATACTCCGGAATTTACAAATCTTTATGATAATAAATTTACTTTTAATTTACAAATTTATTTAAATAAGTCTTTAATAGAAATGGAAGATGAAAAATTAAATTATTTAAATAATTATATTTTTAATAAAAATGTAAATTCAAATTATGAAATCGATAATAGTAATATTTTTTTTAATGAATATTTTATAACAATATTAAGCGATATACCAATTAAACAAGCTGAAGAAGAAATAATAAATAATAAAAGCATTATTTTTAATAAAGGAAATATTGAGTTATATGATACACTATTGGATTCATTAAATACAAATAATTACTTACATTCACTTTATGGTATAAAATTACAAATTTTAGATTTAAATATTGGATATGATTTTAGAATTATTTATAATACAAATAATTGGAGTATTTATGGAAATATAGAAATTAGTGACAATTATGTATTTATAAAAAATAATAGTATTAATATTGAAACGATAACTAATATAACATCTTTATATGCTTTTTCAGATAGTAATAATTTGTATAAAATTTATTATAGCAATAACGAAAATAATAATGATATAAGTAATGTTAATCAAAAAATAAATGAAAAAATAAATAAAATATTTTATTATAATAATTGGTTTTTAATAACTAGAAAATATATATATATCTCTCAAAATATTTTTGATTGGAATAAAATAAAAAATGAAAAGATTGAAAAAATAAATTATTTTAATTCAGTATCACAAATATATGATAAATTATTTATTTATGGAAGAGGTGAAACACATATATTATATTCAAACTTAGATGATATTAATATAAATAATATATTTTTTAGTAAACTAAATGAAATAAATGTTTTTTCTTCAAAAAATTGTAATAATATAAAAGAAATAGTGATAAATGATATTTCATATATTTTTTATTGTGGTTATAATAATTTAAGAAGTGAATTTTGTTTAGCATATTCTAATATAAATAATTTAAATGATATAAAATATCCCAAACTAAACAATAATAATTCTTATTTTATATACACTACAAATAGTCAAGATGTAACAATTGATAATAGTAACACAATTGTTTTTGTTGGTTATATGGAATTCTATAATAGTAATCCATTCAAAAGATATAAGTCAAGTATATTTTATTCTACTGACGCAGGGTTAACATTTAATCCTGTTGAAAATAGTATTAATATTTTTAAATATGGATTTAGAATATTTTATTATAATAACAAATGGATTGCATTTGGTGCAAATAGTGTAGATACTACAAATAAAATGAAATATAATTTTCCATATAAAGATTTTAAAATAGCAATTTCAGATGATGGTATAATATGGGAAGAAGGAATTTCTAGTTCAATAGAAACGAATTTATTTACATTATTACATGATATAGAGGAAATTAAAATAATGAATAATATACTTTTTGCATTTGGTAACAAAAATTTTATAGTTAATTCTAATAATGGTTTAGATTGGCAAATTTTCAGTAATAACTTTTCAAATCAAAATAGTTTATTACATTATTGTAATGATTATTCAATTAATATTAATAGTACAAATATTTCATCTTTAACATATAATTATATAAAATTGAATAATTATATAACAACGGAAAAATTGAGTATTAGTTTTGCTATCAAATTTAATTCATCTCAAGTTGGAGATGATGATGAAATTATTTTTAATAGTTATGATGAATCAAATAATTTAATAAAAATATTTAGATCTTCAGAAAATGCGAGTAATTTAGTAATACAAACAAGTAACGGAGAAAATAATAATCACAAAATAATTATAGATTTTGATTTTGATACAAGCAAATTTTATCATATTTGTATATTACAAAATAATTACACTTATACAAAAAAAATATATATAAATGGTGAAGAACAAAAAACAAATATAATAGAAGAATATAATAATAATACAGATAAAATAATACCAATTGTATTAAGAAATAATAATTATATTGGAAATCACAATATAAATACAAGTTCAAATACAAATTTGGGTTTTTTTATACAATATATTAATTTTTATAAAAAAGAATTAATTGAAGAAAATATTATTCAGTTGTATAATAGTCTAGCTGAAACATTAGATTATAATACATTGGATTATAATAGTAATAGTAATTTATTATATGATGAAATTAATGAAACTTTAAAAAATAAAATTTTCTTAACCATTAGAGATAAAGATATGATAAATAATGAAAACAATAGAATAATAGGAATAACTGAACAAAATCTATATCATAATATGTATATTGAAAATGATATATTTTATTTTCATAAATATAATGAAAATACCAATAATATACAAGTTATTACAGAAAATACAAATATAGAAAATACTATTAAAGAAAAAAATAGTAATAAAAAATTTTTATTAGATATTTGCAATAATGATTTATATAATTGTTTTATTTCTAATGAAAATATAATTAACAATTATAAATATAAAAATAATTATTTATATAACGCATTTAATAGTGATGATGATATAAAATATAAATTACATTTATCATATTTTATACAAGATGAATATTCAAAAAATGATAGTATAGTTAAATTTTTTGACATAAGACCAATTTATACAAATAATGTAGATATTAATATAGATAAATATAAGAATTTGTATTCAGAATACGAAAATAACTATCATACACATTTTTATACGATTAATTTATTGGATAGTATAGATAGAAAATTTTATAATTCATCAAAATTAAAAAAATTAATTAGTTACGAAAATATAGATTATAATAATTTAAATTTTATATTACAAGATATTAGTTATGTAAAACATTTTAATTTATATGACTTAGATTCATGCAATAACATAATTTATAATAAACAAGATATATACAAATTAAATTATATACAAATATTTATTAATGCAATAAATATGAAAATTAATTTTGCGCAAAACATTTATGAAGAATATAATAAAATAATAATTAATGGGTATTTTAATAGTAATTATAATTTTATAAATAATTTAAATATGCAAAATTATCAAATTTTATTTGATGATATAGATTATGTATCAAACTATTTTAGTTTGACTTTACCAAATAGAACCCTTAATGATTTATTTGCACTATGTTTATATAATATTAGATTATTAATTAATAAATATAATGATTTTATGGAAAATATAGATTTTCATTATAATATATCTTATAATATTATTCAAAATACTTATACTTCTATAATAAATTTTAATGATGTTAACAAAATAATAACAGATGCAAGTGCAATAGAAATAAATATTGATAATTTACTAAATTCAATGGAAATAAGATATAATAATCAAAATACAATTTATAAAATATTATCAAATAATCCAATAAAAAATAGGAATGATTTTATTATCTTGAGAGAGTTAATATATAATTATTATGAAATATATCGCGATATTAATATAATATTGTATGAATTAAAGGCTAGAATTAATATAGATAATTTATTTTATAGTAACATTATAAGTTTGCTTAATGATATTCCAGAAAATATTTTTATTTATGGATTTATAGGTTCATTCTATCAACTTTTTATAGAAACATTAATAAAATTAGACAATTTATTGTTATATTTTATAGATGAATCTAATTTTATAACAAAATATACTTTTATTAATAATATTAAAGTAGAAAAAAATATCTATAGAAATTTTAAAAATATAAATAATGATATATTGATTCCTGAACTAAATGATGAATTTGAAAATATAAAAACAAATTTTCATTTCATAATTAATTGTATCGATAATAAATTTGATTTTGTATCAAAATTAAAAATTTTTGATAAAATAAATTATGTTTTAAATAAATCAAGAATAGGTATAAATTCTTTTGAATCAAATAATATTACATTTAAATTTGATATTTATTATAACAGTTTTTTGTATGAAAATATTTATTTAGATACTATAATTTTAGATATAGCAAAACCCGATATAATAAAACCAAATATAATATTTAATAATACACTCAATATTGTTTTTCCGAGAGAATTAAACGAATCAAATATTGAAAATATTGTAAGTATTCTAATTCAAGATATAAGTTATATAGATATGTATACCAAAAATGAAAATTTCATTATAAATAATATAAGTTATAGCTATAAACAATTGACAAATCAGGGTGGATTATTAAAAGAAATAGTAAATAATACAAACTTTTATTTAGAATTAGATTTAACGCCAATATATGACTCGTATACAAATATTGTAGAAATATATTACATTATTAGAGATGATGCAAATAATACAAATATTATTCCAAGAACAATAAATGTTGAACAATCAAATCTTATACCTATTTTTAAATATAATAATTTTCAATTAGATGATTTTAGTATAAAAAACTATCCATTAAATATTAAGTCTAATATTTATTTAACACAAGATATTATAAGAAAATATATATCAGCTATTGATCCTGAAAGAAATTTTGCTTTTATACAAGATTATACAAGCGATATTGTAAATAGTAATTTACAAATTGATTCGTTAAATTCTGTTGGTTTTTATGAAAATGCTATAAAATATAAAGCAATAGGTTTTAGAGGAAGAGAACGAACTATTTATAGAGATATTAACATAGAAGAATTTATTGATGATGAAGAATCAGAACCGGAAGAATTTATTAATAAACAATGTTGTTATCCAAAAGTATATTACAAACCAATACAACATAGTTATAAATTAGGCTCATATAGTACAACAGTTTCTAGAATATCAAAAGTAATAGTAAATAATATAAGATAATTTTGAAATATTAAATAATATATATAATATATATGTCTAAGAAAAGTATAAATTATAGAAAAATAAATAGAAAAAAAATAAGAAAAAAATATACAAAAAAAAATAGAAAAGCTAGAGGAAAAGAAGACGAGGTACCTTTTATATTAAAAAAACGTTTAGAACAACAAGGAATTTATGAACCTGGAATAATAAGTAAAATGTTACAAGATATTACAAAAAATAGTGTTAAAGCAGCCATCTCAAGAAAAAATTTAGCAGATAGCTATAGTAAATATATTGAAGAAAAAAGAAAACAAAAAATTTTAATGCAAGAAAAATTTGAAGAAAATAAAAAAAAGATAGAAGAGATTAAACTAGCATTAAAAGACAATAAAGTATTGCTAACAGATGGTCCAAGTAATCGCACTCGTTCTAAATCAAAAAGTAAATTATCTAATCCATATAAAGAATTAATATCAGAAAAAGAAAAATTAATTAATGAAAATGATTCTATTAGATATATTTTATCACATAGATATTAAAAAACTTGTATTAATTATATATAAATTATAAAATTATAATTTATAAATAAATATTTTTATAATTGTTTTATAGAACAATAAAATGAATCTATTTGTAAATAATTTATATCTTTTGTTGAAGATATATAAAATTTAAATCCATTATTAAAAAATTTATTACTAGATATTTGACTAGGATTTCCTAATGTACCATTATATGTTAAACTTATATTTGATAAATTATAACTGTTATCAAAAACAATTATACTATTATTTATAGATATAAATTTGTTTTTTATAGAAATTTCATTTAAATCACTATTTCCGATTGATTCACCTGGATGAAGTTGTATATTTGGATATATTCCAAATGTGTAATTATTAACTTCAACATCATTAGGATTTTTATTTAAATATTTAACTGTTAAATTTGCAGTTATTTCATAATTTATTAAACTATTACTAGTTAAATACACACTACCATTATCATTATTTTGTTTACCAACAAAAATACAACTGGCGTCGTTTGTAAATATTTGTTGAGTTAAATCAATGGCATCATAATTTTCTATAGAAGTATTATAATCATTATTTGACATATCATAATTCGTAAATTTATTACTTTTTAATGGTATATATTTATATTTATAATTAGAAATGTCTATGATATTTTGAAATTTATCTTTTAATAATAAATTATTAGAATTATCTATATAATATTTATTTATTGTAGGATCGGAATTATTTGCAAATGTAAATATTCTATTTATAGAAATATCATTTCCTAAGATTGATTTATTTAATGAATAGGTTGCTAATAATTTTTTACTATCTAAATCAATCCATTTTCCTGAACTTTTTAATTTCAATATTCCAGTAGTATCATCATATGCAAAAGTTCCATTTCTTGCACCAATATAAGAAGCAGAATTATTTGAATTATAGTTTGGTAAAATAAATCTACCTGTATTTGAAAATTTTAATTCTCCAGCATCAATTATTTGATTTCCTTTTATATGTAATGAATTGGTGTTAGATTTAGTTCCAATATGTGCTATATCATCTACATTTAGTGTATTAAATTTACCTATAGCTATATCAAATATACCATCTGTTACAATTGGTTCATTATTAGCAGTTAAAGTAATAACATTTATAGAATTAGCATTTATATAATTAAAACTTGCATCTCCATTTACACTTATATCTTTTATATTAGCTTTTCCATTACTACTTATATCATTTTTAAAAGTTGCATTATTTAATACATATAAATTATTTGTATAAATATTATTAGATGATGCATCTTTTTCTATATATAAATTTGTACATGAATTATCATAAGAATATATAAAATTACTACATAAATCTTGACAACTAAAATCTGAAATAAATGATTTATTAGCTTGAATATACTCAAGTGAAAAATTACCAGAAAAAGATAAGCTGTTTTCTATAAATAAGGAATTAACAGTTAAGCTACTTATGTCTAAAATTTCTCCAGATAAAGTATTAACATCTATATATTCTGATGATATACTAGGTACTTTTAAAGTATCGATATCAATAGTTTTTGTTTTTAACATACTAATATCAACTAAATCACCAGAAATTGTATTTATTTTACATAAAGATATATCCGCTCTACTTATATCTGAATATAGAATAGTAGCTGAATTGCAACTAATTTCATGAATTTTTGCTAAATTATTAATTATTATATTTTTAGAATTTATAATACTTTCAGAATCTGTTCCTGAAACATCTATTGCATAATTAGGTGTTTTTGTATTTATTCCTAATCTTAAAAAGCTACTATCTATACAAATAACATTGTCACTGTTATAAAAATTTTCAACATTATTAGTAGATTGTTTTATATTTGCTATAATTTTATTGGTTAAAGAAGCCATAATATAAATAATTGATATTAATATTCAATATAAATTATTTTAATTAAAATTATAAATTATCTGAAAATGTCAAACCTTTTTTAGTTAATTCTTCTTTCATAAGAGTATAAGCTGTTGACCATAAATCATTTGTATATGCAGAATCAGAAGATGTATTTAATAAAGAACTATATATATGTTTATTATCTTTTTTAATAAAATATATAAATTCTATTTTGTATATATCTTTTTCTAAATTAGATATGTCAATAGTTTTTTCTTTTGTGGTTTTTATGTCTCTAATATTCAAATATACATTTGGAATGCTTGTTAAATTATCATATACTGGATAACTATTGATTGTTAGTCCCATATATTATATATTATATATAATATATTTTATATTTTATATTTATAAAACATCACTAAATTCTATTTTTTTATTTGTTAATTCTTCTTTAATATTTTTATAAGCAAGTTCCCATAAATTTTCAGAATAAGGTGTTTCAGATGTTTTAACAATTTTATCTCTATATAAATTTTTGGTATCTTTACTTATATTATATATAAATTCAAAATTATATATTATTTTTTCACCATTTATATTAATTATATCTTTTGTAGTTCTAATATCTCTAATATTTAAATAAGCATTATTTATTGATACAAGACTATCCATAATTGTATATGAATTTAGTGTAAGTCCCATTTTATTATATACATTTATAATATTTTAAATAATATATAATTTAACTTACACATGTTATATTACAAACCATTTGATGTCCTACATTACTATTTGGTATGGTATTAACAATAGTCATATCACCATCTTGTCTATAAAATGCAAGAACACAATGTTGAGTTTCATTTATTTCTGCTAGTATATTTAAATGAACTAAATCTGATTGCCCATGAGTAGTTCCAAAAGCTGTAGATTGTGCGATGATGCCTCTTCCTACATAATCTTCATCTTTGTCAAGAAGAACAAGACCTGTCCACATATCCCCTCCGCCAAATCTACATTGTACTGAAATATTATATGCACCTGAACGTATAACTCTAAAATGATATCCTCCACTGTCTAAATATATACCTGATGAAAATTTAACTTGTGTCCAGTTTATTTCAGTCCATGCCGAATTTGCAACAATTGTAAATTGTGGCGCATTCCAAGGTCTTACAAAACTAGCATAAGGTTTAGAAATCCATTTCATAGGATTTGAAGGACCTCCTGAAACAAGATATTGTCCTTGTGTACCATATTTCAATTCATCTGATGATTTATTTTCTATTTCATCATTAGTGTAATGACTACTTTCATGTGTTGTTAAATCTACATCGTTACCTACACCGATTAAACTTGCATTTGTACTTAATTTACTAGTTGTATAATCTGTTAAATCGTATGTTTTAATATATCCATTTCCTGCTCCTGATTGTGATGCACCTACAGTAAGTTTTGTTCCTTGTGAGTTTAAATCTAATGCGCCAAAATAATCAGAAACATTTTCACCAAATAATGTCTTAAACATTAAAGACCATGTGTCTCCACTGAATTTATAAACCCTAACTTGACCAACTTGTGAATTACTAGCTGTATAATTTGCTTCATTATAAATAGTTCCTACAGCAAGAACAGTTCCGTCGCTGGACATATGAATATTCTGTGGGTAGCCTCGCAGCCCTGTCGAACCAAAAAAATCATGGTAACCTCCTTCACCATCTATAATATAATTACTTCCATATGGGACATATTCATTACCAGATAATTCAAGTATATATACAGAACCTGTTTTATGATAAGTCGTATTACCACCGCCTGTAACTACAGCTATTTTATTTAAATCAGGGGTTCCTGTAATACTACTTCCAACGCCTTCAGACCAGCCTCTTGGAATACTTGGATATGTAACTTGTTGATCTGTCCAAGTTCCATTTTGAAGTGTATATCTAACAAAATGTCCCCATTGCAAATATCCCATATTAGTAGTACCAGCCCAACCAGGTGCTCCTGCAATAAATGAATTTCCATCTGGACTTAATTTTAAAGAATGTCCCATATATGCACCGCCTCCGTTAGCACCGGCATATCCGTGTACGGCCGGACTATTACCGTAATCAGCCCAGCTAGAACCATTCCATTGATATGCATATATTCTTCCATCATAACCATAACTTTGGGTTGCATAGTGTGCATTTGCTCTATTTGCACTAACAAGTATTATAGTACCGTCTGAATTAATACATACTTGCGAGCCAAATGCCCACCAATGACTTGATGCTGGTATTATATTTGCACCTTTTTGTGTCCAACTTGAACCATTCCATTGAAATATATAAGCACCACCTCCTCCACCACTGGGATGAGGAGATCCAACTATAATATGATCACCAAGTTCATCAAAATCTAAAGTTCTTCCAAACTTCTCCCCCCACCAACCAGTGGGAGCATTTATATCAGTACCCATTTGAACCCAAGAACCAGAACTCCATTCATATACTTTTACTAAATTCAATCCTGTAACTCCAACTGCCATTCGAGTTCCTGTATTATTTGTAATTGTACATGCTCCAAATTCTGAATTACTAGAAGGTCCCTGTATTAAAGCTGTTTGTAATGGATATTTAAGGGTTAATTCTTCACCTCCACCTCCACCTCCACCTCCACCTCCACTATCTGGTTGATATGATATTTCTCCTGTTCCACTATCATAACATAATTTATCACCTGTTGTACTAGCAACATTACGTATTGGTTTTACAAAGAAACCAGTATTTGGAGCATTCAAACTAATATCATCTGTCTGAGCATTTAAAATTATTGAATTTGCTGCTTGGTCTTTTTTACCTGCCCCGTTACCTATAGCAACACAATACTCTCCTTGATTTTCCCTACCTGCATTGAGTCCAATTGCCACGCTTCTTAGTGATTGATAATGGTAACCAGCATAAGGTCCAATTGATACACTATATTCATCTTGCCATACATTTCCTGCTCTAAATCCAATACCTACATTATAACCTTTACCATTGCCAGTACCCCCAGCCTGATCTCCAATGTGCACACAACTTTCACCTTGCCCCGCGTTTGCTGCTTCCTTACCTATAGCAACTGAATACCAACCATTAGAACTTGAATATCCTGCTCGATAACCAATTTGTACAGCTTGAGCTGCGCCTCCATTATACCCCGCCTCTAATCCTATACAAACATGTCTTGCACCAGACCACCATCTTGAAGCGTCTTTACCTATTGCAACTGAAGCATACCCATGAGCATGGACGCCACTTCCTGTTCCAATCGCAACAGAATATTGTTGTTGATTAAGATATCCAGCAGAATTACCTATAGCAATTCTATCCGTAGTTCCTGTGTCTGAATTAGTATGACCGGCATAATGACCTATAGATATCACATGATCTTTTGTTGTTATAGTACTTGCTACATTTTCTCCAATAAATATACCGCCGGGGCTATCTTCAATAGTTAAATGATTTACACTTCCACCTCCGCCTCCACTATCAGGTTGATAAGTAATTTCTCCAGATGTTGCGTTGTAAAGTAATTTATTTGAGTTACTAGCAGATTGAATACCAGTCATATTGACCACTGAAGATAATGTTATCCCAGAACCACTAGTTTTTTCTGTTATATTATCTACTGAGAGGTTTCCATATATATCAATATTACCAGTATCTCCATATGCTAAAAATGTTGTTTGATTACTATTATTTTTCATTTCTATGTCTCGGAAATTTCCTTGTCGAGCTGCAGAAATAACATTACTTCCTCCAATATTAAAATTTTGAGCAGATACTACATTAGCGTTTGTTAAATCGCTACCTGTTATATTAATACTACCTCCTATTGTTACTCCTGATCCGCTAGTTTTTTCTGTAATATTATCTATATATAGCGTACCATATGCTGTTATATCACCAGTATCACCATCAATTAATAAAGTTTCACCATTATTATTTTTAATTTCTAAATCTGTAAAACTTCCCTGTGCCGAACCTGAAATAATATTTCTAGAACCGACATAATAATTTGCTGCTGTTATTGAGTTAATACTTGTTAAATTTGTTCCTGAAATATTAATACCACTTCTTTTTATTTCATTAGTACTTGTATCATGACACAATATAACATTTGTATTATTTCCATCACTTCGTATAGGGTTTACAAAGAAACCAGTATTTGCTGCTTCTAAAGCGTTTCCACTAGCATTTAAAATTATAGAATTAAATGCTTGATTATTTACACCCGCTTTATAACCAATTGCTATAGATTTTCCACCTTGATTTGTTTTACCTGCTTCATAACCAATAGCTATTCTATAGGTTCCTGAATTATGACTGTTACCGTAAGAGGCATAATGTCCAATTGCAATATTTCCAGTAGTTCCTGCATTACTATTCATAGCATATTGGCCAATACTAATTGAACCAGGATTACTATTAACTGTAACATAATCAATACTTCCACTGGCTAAAAGGTCTGAAATTTTGTACACTTCATTATTTTTTTGTGCAAAATAAATTTCAGAATTTTCTCCGGCTGCCTGAAGTACTAAATTTCCATCTGTTATTGAAGAAATTTTATGTGCATGTATTTTCCAAGTTTTTGTTCCTGGATTAAAATCATATAATGGAACTGGGTCATTAGGTAAACTTGACATATTATTATAATATAATAATAAAATATATTATATTATATTTTCTATACAAAAAAAATTATTTATCTTGAATGTTGTTTGATACCAGTTAGATTAGCGTTAATATTTCCTGAACTAGTTAATGGTTGGTCTGTACTATTGGTTCCATATATATGAGGGTCTTTATCATATTCCCAATGTGGTGCATATAATTCTTGAACAGTTATCATATTATATGATGAATTATCTGCATTTCCTGTATATCCAGTAATACCAGATTCTACATCTATATCATTATTATAGTCATCTTTTATTTTAAATTGTAATTCGTATATTACTTTTCTTTTAGTTTGTCCATGTTGTGCCTCGTATATATCAGAAAGATCATCAGCATCATGTGTGTCTGTTAACCAGTCATACCATTCGTCTGTTTCTTCTGGTTCATCTATCCATGTTCCATTATACACACCACTTGCAGTTACACCCATTGCGGTTCCTAAATCTAAATCTTGGAAAACAGTGTGAACAGTATTTTGATTTTTTACTACACCATCTATAACAATTTTTCTTATAACTCTAAATGATATTGTTTGATCTGCTTCATGAGAGCAAACATAATTAATTTTATAATTCAATGCAATTTTACTACGTTTGCTTGTAGGAGTAATTTCAATTCTATAATCTGGTGTGAATTTAGTTGGGTGCATTGCAAAAGGCGCATCACCATTTAAAGGAATCCAAAGATTTGATATATCGGATCTGTCTGCATTAGATACAAGGAATCCTTTAAGACTTGAACCTTTTTTAACTTGAAAGCTACTGTAAGATACTGGTAATTTAACTGAATCATCTGTTGTTGTTATACTTTTATTTAAATTAAAATTACCATCAACATGTGTATTTGATCTAAAATTAACACTTAATGCTGTTCTACGATATAAATCTCCAGTACCAGAACCAACCATGAATAATTTATTTCTATCATCAACATTAAATTGTCCAAAAGCAGAACAATGTGGACCACTGGCTAAAGTATTATAACCAATTGCGTTTGTATTATTAGCTGTTGCCTTTGAATATATACCGAATGCGGTTGATTGTTCTCCAGACGCAATTGTTTGTTTACCGAATGCTGTTGAATTTAAAGAAGTTGCGGAAACATCTTGTCCGAATGCTGTTGATTGTTCTCCAGACGCAATTGTTTGTTTACCAAAAGCGGTTGAGTTAGCATTAGTTTTGGCTTGTGTTGATTCGCCCCAGGCAACTGATTGTACACCGGATGCAAGAGTTGATTTACCAAAAGCGGTTGAATTTAATGCAGTAGCAGAAACATCTTCTCCAAAAGCAGTTGAATTAACACCAGTAGCCTCTCCTGATATACCCCAAGCAACTGCTTGTGCTTCACTAGCTAATGTATTTTTACCAAACGCAGTAGCATTAGTACCTCTTGCTGTTGTTAATTGGCCAAATGCAGTTGTATTTTTTTTATCTTTAGCTTTTGTTGATTCACCCCAAGCAACAGATTGATTGTGTGATGCTAATGTAGTTAAACCGAATGCGGTTGATTGTTCTCCAGACGCAATTGTTTGTTTACCGAATGCTGTTGAATTTAACTCAGTAGCAGAAACATCTTGTCCAAACGCTGTTGATTGTTCTCCAGATGATTCATTTCTTAAACCGAAGACAGTTGCATTAACGTTTTTAGATACATTTTGTTGACCAAAACCAAGGCCTTGTTCATGTGAAACTGAATTATTTTTACCAAAAACAGTACCATTGACCCAGTTAACACTATTATCAGTTCCCCAAGCAGTTGCTCTACCTCCATTACAGCTATTATTTAATCCCCATGCAGTATTTTCTGCCGCAACTTCAGTCATTGTATTTGACTTACCCCAAACCATATTATTTCTTCCAGCTGTGTTATTTTCTTCACCAAAAGCAGATGAATTATATTTTCTACATGTATTATTTAAACCGACTACTATACCATTTCCGGCATATTCAGTAGTTAAATTGCCACGTCCACCAATAATGAAATTATCACCATCTTGATTTATATTTGTATCTCCAACAATTAATGAATTATTTTCAAAACATTTATTATTTGTACCACCTACAACATTATTCCATGAACTTACAACTTCATTTGATAGTCCAACAATAATTGCTTCTCTTACATTAGTTATGGTGTGTCCAGAACCATCTACTAAGGTATTTCTTACATCATTAACTGTAGAATTTTCACTCATTATTGTAACATTTCTTCCATTAACAAGAGAATTATTAATTCCAAAAACAGTAGAAAAACTGCAATCAGTATCTATATTATTATTAATTCCCCAAGCTGTATTTGTAACACCACTAATATCATTAGTATCACCAAAAACAGTGTTATTTATACCTTGGGCTAAGTTACTTTTTCCAAAAGCAGTAGATCTGGCAGCTTTAGCATCACAGCTTTCACCAAATGCGGTTGCATCATTATCGCGCGCAAATGTATTTTTACCCCATGATACTGAATTTACACCAGATGCTGTTGTAGATTTACCAAAAGCAGTTGAATTTGTTCCACTTGCAGTAGATGAGTCACCAAATTTAGTAGCTTGAGCACCAGTTGCGGAACCACTTAAACCCCATTTGGTTGAATTAACACCGGTGGCTTCTCCTGATATACCCCATGCAACTGATTGATCTCCACCAGCTACTGTTGATAGACCAAAAGCGGTAGCATTGATACCTGAAGCATCAGTTGATTGACCAAAAGCTGTAGTATTTTTATTTGTATTAGCTTTAGTTTCCTGACCCCAAGCAACAGACTGTTGTCCGAATGCTTTACTTTTATAACCAAAAGCAGTAGCGCTATCACCAATGGCCTCTGTTTGTCTACCAAAAGCAGTAGAATTAGTATTAGACGCAGTTGTACTATAACCAAAAGAAGTTGAACCATTACCGCTTGCGATTGTTGCATCTCCCCACGCAGTAGCACCATAAGCAGTTGCTTGTGTATCATAACCAAAAGCAGTTGAATTAGTTCCAGATGCAAGTGCTTTATCTCCAAATTTAGTAGCTTGAGCGCCACTTGCTGACCCACTTAAACCAAAAGCAGTTGAATTTGTTCCACTTGCAGTAGATGAATTACCAAATTTAGTAGCTTGAGCACCAGTAGCGGAACCATTTAAACCCCATGCGGTTGCATTTGCAGAGTTAGATGCTTCTGTTGATTCGCCCCAGGCAACTGATTGCAAATTTAAAGCTTTTGTAGTTTTACCCATTGCAGTAGAATAATCACCAGAAGCTTTAGTTTTATTTCCAGTTTTAAGTGAATAGGTTCCGTTTGAAGTAGTAGAATCATCCATATCTTCCCCGGTACCAACTGTTAATGATTGGTTAACATGCATTGAAATATTTGAATGCCATCTATTATTTGCATCATTTACTCCTGCTCCGTTTTCATGGTATACAAATTGTTTTTGCCAGCTTGCTCCAGTTTTTCCTAATAATAAACCTTTGTAATCTGTAATAGCATCTAATAAAGTTTCAGTTTCAGCATTTCCACCTAATGTAATACTTACATCACTAATTTCAACTATACTAGAATTTACTTGAGTTTGATTACCTTCTACAACAAGATCACCACGAATGACAACAGTACCGCTAGCATCACCACTATCAGATGTTGAATCTAATTCATATGGATCAATAATTAAAGTATAATCGGCACCTTTGTAAATTTTACCACCTTTTTGTCCCGATACATTATCACGTGTTCTTCTGCTTCCAATAATAATACCACCACTTGCAGTAATAATACCTTCTTCGGGTGCAAATTCAATTGTATAATTTTGTGGATTATCGCTTAAATCGGGACCTATTCTAATTTCTCCATTTTCTGGTCCATTTGATACTTGAAAACCGGATACATCAGTATTATGGCCAAGAATTCTCATTTTTTCTTTAGCTAAACCAGTTGCTGCATTTCCTGTGTAAAAACGTAATTGATTGTTATTAGTAGGTGCACCATCACTGCCTCTATTTTCTGCTTCAATAAATGTATCTTTATCTACATCAATTAATCCACCAATAACATTCCAGGCAGCTCCATTGTGTCCTTCAAAACTTTGTAATTCTGTATTATATCTAATTTGTCCTTCTCTACCACGTGTAGTATTACCATATGTACTATAATCTGGTCTATCAGCTGATGTTCCTCTAGGTAACTGAATTGCTCTTTTTGAATTAAAAATAAATTCCATGAAACCTTCTCCTCCATTATTAAATGTTTGACCTTGACCTTTTTTTCCACCAATTACTAAATTATCAGTATTTAAATAAATATTTGATGTATATTTATCTTGACCTGCTAAATTTCCAGAAGAATCACTTCCTGAAACGTCTGTAATAGCAAGTTTTGTGTTACCATCTCTTGTTCTTAATATTAAAGATCTTTCATGATTAGATGGTGCTACAATATGTTGCGCTGTTATGTGGTAATTATCGGTTGCTCTGTTAAAAATCAAATCTTTTACAGTAGAAACTGTCATTTTATTTTATAATATTATAAAATAAAATAATATCGCTAAATTTACTTATTGTATAATAAATATAATTTATTAAATAAAAATTTTATAAAATAAGCATAATTTACTTTATTAATTATGAAATTTCATACAATATAATTGTTGATGACGTATTTATATCTATAATTCCTTGAGGAACAAGGGAGTTATTATTTTCTAATTTAAATTTAATATAATATTTATTATTAATTAAATTATTTGGTAAATCCATAAAAGTTAATGTATATGTATTTTTTAAACCACCAGTTGAATTTATTGTCCCTAAACTAATATCTTCATTTAAAAGTTCATTTTCTCTCCAAAGTTGTATATTCATTCTTTCCGAAAAAGCCACACTACAAAAATAATTTACTTTAACATTAACTATTATTCTACTGTTATTTCTTCTAGGTGTCAATTCATTATACAATACATTACTTAAATCTTGCCATTCAGTATTCGTAACTAAAAAATTATTATTACTTTCTAATAGAGAAATAGGTCTTTTATTGGAAAAATTAATGTTTTCTACATGTAATTTGTCTTTAATGTCTAAGCTACCATGAATTTCTACTATACCGTTTGAAAAATCTTCAGTATATCCAATTTTATCAGAATTAATATTATTGGGGTCAATTACAAGTATATTTGGTTCTTCTCCTCTAACAATTGCTACACTATTAAGTGTTTGTGGATCTCTAAAATCAATGTTTCCTGCAACCTCAAATAATTTTAAATGACCAAAAGTACCAATTTTCCATTTTCTACCGGGATTTAAAAGTTCAATAATATTTGTATTCATTATATGTAGTAAAATTTATTTTTACATAACATTTATCGCAAAATTTTTTTTTTCTAAATTATAACAAAATAAAAAAAATTTTACAAAAATTTTGTAACTTTATATTTAAAAAAAAATAGTAATATAAATTAAAAATAATATTATTAACTCTTTTATCAGTTATTAATTTCTTCAACTATAAATGAATTTCCTTGTTTATTAAAAATAATCGAAGGCTTGTCTATTTCTTCTAAATTATTATAAAAATCTTGAGAATATTCAGAATGATTGTTATTTGATTTAATTTTGGCTTTTAAGTAAAAATTTAAAATTGTATTTAAATCACAATTTATTTTTTCATAAAAAGAAGTGCTAAATAATTGATAATTAAAATTAGTGTTTTCTGTACCTAAAATATAATGACCAATGATAACTTCAGGACCCTCATTTAATTTATAACATAATGCTACTTCTAATAATGTATCAGTATATGTTGATGCTAAATAATTAAAGTTTATAGTAACTTTATAATTACTATTTGCTTTTATAGCTTTTAAATTTAATGATATATCATTTAAAATATCAAAACTGTCAAAATTTTGAATAATAATATCAGATAAATCTTTATTATAGTTTAAATTTGCAATTTGAAGTATATTGAAATTACTTTTAATACCTTTTCTTCCTATATAGTTATAAAAAGTTAATAGGGGATAATTATTTGATACATTTATTCTATTTCTATCTTGAATAACTGAATTTGATAGAGTTGTGAAATTTTCAAAATCAGGAAAAAATAATAATCCACTTCTAGTATCAAATATCCAATTACCACCTGTTTCATCATTTAAAATAACATCGGCTTCATTTATATGATTTGATGAATATAAAAAATATTGATATGGTTGAACAATTTTTCTATTAGTGTCTAAATATTTTTTTAAATTAAATTCCAAAGAATCTTTTAAAATATTATTATTGCTATTATCAAATTTAATCCAGCATTGTCCGGGTATAGTAGTTCCATCTAAAATATCTAATTTTAAATTTTTATATTTTCTTATTATTCTTGTACTATCTTCAATAATACTATTATTTAAAATATTATTATTATCATTATAAATATAATTGTAAAAATCATTATCAGTTAAACCAACTTCTTCAGCAGTAAGTTTATAAGTCCATATTGGTTTATCAGGAATATTATCTATTAAAATATTTTCATCCTTAACATAATTACTATAATTTATAGATTGTTCTTCAAACCAATCTTTTTTATCATCAGTTGAAGGAACACTCAAATAATTTTTAAATAAAATAGTAATTTTTTCTTTATCATCTAATTTAAATGAATCTGTCATCTACTATATAAATTAACCACTATAATTATTTTTAATTGCTATATTAATATATAAAAAGTCTTTAATAATATTTGGATCTACATAAAATCCACTTTGATTTCGTTCATAATCATTTATTAAACTTCCCCAACGATTTGCGTCTGCTCCACTATAATTTAATAGTTCTGTAAATGTTTTATTGTCTTCTAAAATACCATTTGTTAGCCAACTATTATTTTTTGAAAAGTTTTTAGATAAACTAGAAAACATAGTATCATTATCTATAGTTTGACATACTATATATCCAATAACATTTAAACTATTTATATCAGAAAGTTCATTTATAATATTTTCATTAAATAAATTATAATTTTCATTATAATTATTAAAATTTTTAAAAGGAATATATCTTTCTCCTTTATTATCCAAACCTTTTAATTCTGTATTAATAATTTTTGAATTATTAGAATTAAATATAAATGATTCATTATTATTCTTTTGTATTCTTAATGTTATCCATTTATAACCATTATTATTGGTTGTAGAAATTCCATTCAAAAAATAACTTATATTGGAATAATTATATGGTATATTTATATGTGTAATATTATTATATGAAAATTCATTAATATTTGGATACACATTACTTACATTAAAATGTCCATCAATGTGTAATAATGTTGTATCTTTTATTGCTTTAGTATGATCTGTATATTGTTTATATGATATATTTTTTAAATTAGAATTAAATAATGAGATATTTTCATATTCATATATATCAATTAGAGTTAGATCTAAAATATTAGAGTCTATACAAGAATCGTTTAATTTGTAGCTATTGTAATCGCAAAAATGATTAGTTAATTTATTATAATTATATGCTACGCCTGAATTATAAAAAATGTTAAACAATTTATACTCAATATCTATACTATTATTTTTTATAATAGTACTTTCCGTGTAATTTATATTTTTGTAATAATTATTTGTTTTTGTTTGTATATAATTATTATCTAAATTATAATTTCCAGTATTATTTATTTCCGTATTATCTATAATAATATCTTTACTGTTATTACATGATAATTTTTGAATTGGAAGTATTGTTTTTATTTTTCCATCACCATTAATAAATCTACTACTAGAATTAATATTATTTAATACTGTTTCAAATGAAATATCCATTTTTGCAATACTAGGTATTCCCATATTATATTTTAATGAATTTATACTAAAATCTATATTATGATTTGTAAAAGAAGGTATTTCATTAAAATCATCAATATAAATATTAAAATTATAATTTTCATTGGCAAAGTTAACATCTGAATTTCTTTTATAATTTATGTTTACTACATATGAATTTTCAGAAGCAGGTCCAATTGTATTTTTTATGTCAGATGTAATATTGTTTAATTTTAATGTTCCTTTTAATCTAAATCCTATATCGCTAATATCAGAATACATATCATTAATTGTGACATCATCAAAAAAATTAAATTGATTTGAATTATTTTCTAATAAATTATCAACCATATTTTCTGTTTTGAAACCATTAAATGTTATTACTTGTTTATTAATACCATTAATACTATAAGTTAATGATACTAAATTATCAACATCATCTATAAATTTACCAAATCCTTTGGTTTCATTTTCTTGATTACTTATAAATGGTTTAGATATTTCAATTGTTTGTATACTACTATTTCCATATAAAATATCATGTGTGTTGTCTTTTAAATTAATAAATATTTCATTGCTACCATTAATATTTTTTGTTTTAATGAATTTTTTATTATTAACTATATTAATATCTAAATTAGTATCGAATAATGAAGCTGGTAATTTTGAATATATACTGGTACTTGTATCACTAAATACAGAAAAATCGGTAACATTAACATCATTTTTTAATTTACAAGAAACATTATATTTGGTTCCACTTCTTAAATTTATTAAATCAATATCAATATTTTCGTTGGAAGTAATATTTCCCGGAACTAAACCTTCTTGAATATAATTATTTATAGAATAATTAATATACGAACTAGATGTTGTTTCTGATTGAACAAAAGCTATATAATATTGCTGAATACTTACAGTCAAATTATTTTCATCGATTTCAACTTCATTTACTTTATATCTTAAACTAATTGTATCTTTAGAATTTGAATAATTATCTAATAAAATTGGTTTAGATGGTGTTGAAGCAGACAAAAATTTACAACCTTTATAAACAATAGCCCTATTTTCTATAGTTGGATATTCTAGTGCATCATTTGAACCATATATTCTAATATCAAATAGTTCATTTGATAAAGAAAGTATATATTCAACTTCATTTGTAGGTGTAAGATTTTTAAATTTATTAACAGTATATGTTTTATAATAATCATTATCATAATTTGAATCTGAAATATCAAATGTATGTATATTTAACCATTTGTGTGGGGGTAATGAATATATAGAACTAATATCTATATGTATTTCTTTAATGTATGGTAATATACCAAAAGTATTATTACTATTTGCATATCTAACATAATTATTACCTTCAATATTTCTATTTTTTAAGAGTATATTACTAAAATCCCAATTTAAAACAACTTTTGAAGAAGTCATTTGATTTGGTGTAAAATATAGGTTTACATCTTTTATATTAAAAAGATTAGGTTGTTGAGTTAATATTTGATAAAAATTTTGACCCGCACCATTTAAATTTGCTAATTCTTTATCGGCCAATGATTTTACTAATTCATCATCTGTAATATTTACACTAGTAACCTGTAAATCATCTGCTTGAATATTTAATAGAGTATTTTTTACTTCTTCACTTGTTTCTCTATTAGCTGCTTGATTTGTGGCATTTACTCTTTCGAGGAGATTTTGAGGTAAAAGTTCCGAATTAGGAATATTTGTAATATCGTTTATTCCTAAAGTTTGACTACTTGATAAAATATTACCAAAAAAAGTGATTTGAATTGCAGAATTATTCTGAACTAGACCCGCCATATATATTATATTATGATCATAAAATAATGATTATAAATAATTTGAAGCAGTTCCATTTAAACAATTAATATGCATTTCTTCGTTTCTAATTTGAAGTTCAACAAGAAAGAAATAAAAAAAAAAGTATAAATGAATGCTTTGATAGTTATTTTCTTTTGGAAAAAGAATATAATTATCATAAAAATAATCAACTGTAAAAAAATTCTTTTTAATAATTTTTTCTATTAAATATGCGGTATCTATATCATTGGATATATTTTTATTATTATAAATTATTCTGGTTCCAATATAATCATTAATAATTTTATTTTTATGAAATAATTTATATTTCATTTTGTCAAATTTTTTTATGCGATAATCAATGGTGAAATTTATATTATTTTTGATATAACTATTTTCGTTTAAAATAAATGTTAATTTATTAATTAAAATATTAATTAAATTATTAAATATTAAATACATTAATATTTGTATATAAAAGTTAATATTTAATATATAATAGAATATTTATAAAATAATGTATTTGAATTTAAATAAAGAATTACTAGAATATATTACTTGTAATAATATACCAAATATTATTTTTTATGGAGATAATCTAACTGGTAAAAAATGTTTATTATATTCTTTTTTAAAAAATATATATATAAATAATGAAAATATAATAAAAAACTCATTAATAATAAACTGTTCATATGGAAAAGGTAATATAAAATTTATAAGAGAAAATGTAAAATATTTTGCAAATTCTTCAATTATAAATAATTCATTTAAATCAATAGTACTTTTAAATGCTGATAAGTTAACAATAGATGCACAGTCTGCACTTAGAAGATGTATTGAATTATATAATCATAATACTAGATTTTTTATAGTTGTTGAAGATAAGAATAAGCTTTTAAAACCAATTTTATCAAGATTTTCAGAATTTTATTGTAATAAAAAAATTAATTTATTAAAAGATATAAATGCTAGTTATAATTTATGTCAAAAAAAAATTACATCATTTTCTAAATTTTTAGAGATAAATAAAAATGATAAATTAAATGTAATGGCAAATAAATTATATCATAATGCTTATTCTGGAAATAATTTAATAGAATATATTGAATTAAAGATTCCAAATAATATGAATAAATATATTTTTTTAATACTTATAGATAATTATAAAAAATATATAAGAGATGAAAAGATTATATTACTTTTTTGTTTAAATTATATTTTTTTTCGTAGTAATATAAATATAAAAAATATTTATTTTTTATAAAAAAATGGATGACTATAATATTAATAGTTTAATAGAATCAAAGAATGAATGGTGTTCTAGATTATTAAATATTTTATCACCCTGTTTAATAAATGGTATTAAACATATATTTGAAGAAGCATATTCTTTATGTATAAGTGAAGATAATGAAGAAAAATATTTAATGACTTTTCAAAATTTATTAAATAATGTTCCAAAATGGAGTGATGAAATTGTTAATACTGAAACTCAAAGAATTATAGAATTTAGTGGCTGTAATTATTTAGAAGATTTATTAACATGTGTTCATATTATAAATTTGAAAAGTTTGACATGTGCAAGAGTTGGTATAAAACATAAAAAAATAGATATTGATATACCAAATGTTAATCAATTTATTCATAAAAGTTATATAATTTTTGCTAGAAAAATATATGTTAATGTATATTTGTTTGAAAAAGATATTCCTGCTCTTCAAATTCAAAAAAATAATAGAGAATTGGAATTAATTTGTAAAGAATGTATATTAAACGCAATAAGAGAATCAATTCCTATAGAAAATTTACTAAAAAATTATCTAGATGAATCAAAAGAAACAGAAGTTGAAGTTGAAGAAAAAAGAGAAGAAGTTATAGATAAAGAATTAATGGAAATTAAAAAAAATCAAGAATTAGAAAAAATAAAAGAAACAATTAAAGAAGAAATTTCTAATGAAATAAAGAAAGAAACTACTTTACAAGATGTTAATAAAAATTTAAATAATTTGGATAATTTAGATAATAAAGATAATAAAGAAGCTGTTGATAAAGAATTACAAAAAATAGATGATACAGAAATTAATATTATTGATAAAAAAACAGAAGATTTTGACGATTCACTAGAAATAAGTAAAAGTGATTTAGATTTAGAAATAGATGCTGTTAATTTAGATGATAGTGATATGTTTTCTAATTCACTTAAATTAGAACCAGAAATAAGTTTAGATATTGAAGAATTGAAATAAAATAAAATAAAATAAAATAAAATAAAATACGTTTTTTTATTAAAACATAAATAATAAATAAATATATAAAATGAATATTTATTATTTATCTTTATTAAGTAGTATAATTTTTTTTTTAGTAAATTTATTATATAGTAAATTTTACAAAAAAGAAGAAGTAAATATAAAAAAAATATTGCAAAATTCTATTTTAATATTCGTAATTATTATTATTGCAAATACTATTTTATCAAATTTTGTAATTTCTGATGTACAAAATGTACCAAAAGTTTTTTTAAATAATCCTGATTTTTAAAAAATAATTTATTATATTATTATTAACATTAATATTAATGTAATAAATTATACCATAATTGGTATTTCATCTACATTAAAAATATATGCTGATTTGCTTATTTTTTTCTTTGATATTGTGTATTTTTCAAATATTTCATTTTTTAATACTTTGTTTGGTATATGTTTATGAACAGTTCTTGCTATCATTTTATATAATTTAAAATCTGGATATCTCTCACTTCCATCATTTTTATATAAAATATTTTTATCATTGTCATCATAAACCCAAGATATTATTAATTTTTTAATTTTAGATTTAATTTTAAAAACATCATCAATATCATTAATAAAATAATCAAATAAACTACAACCTAGTCTAGAGAGATCAAAACTAAAATTTGGTTCTACTCGTGGTTTTTCAGAATTATAATATGGTTCGCAATTATATTGAGAATATGCATCTCCATCTTTTGAATAGCTATCGTTAAAAAAATTTATTTTATTAAATTGATAAATTGCTCTACCAAAATCAATAATTTTATATATTTTTCCAAATGTAGGAATTTTATAATGTGTATTATTAATTTTATAATACAAAAATTGTTTATTTGTATTAATATATACTATATTATTTGTATGTAAATCATTATGAGTAAAATTAAAACATTTTTGATATGTAGATAATATTATAAGAACTTGTAAAATTATAGATTCCCATTCATTATCTTTAATTTTATTATTCAAAATATAATTGTCTAATGTATCTTCACAGCATTCTAATATTATTGATTGAATTGGAAATAAATTTATATTACATAAAATATCTTCATCTTCATCATCATAATTTTCATCATATGAAGAACTTTCACTAGAATCACTATCATCATTACTTTTTGTTTCTTCCTCATTACATGAATTTGATGTAGAAGAAAAACGGGAAGAACATGAAGAAGAACTAGATTTACTATATGATTTATTAGAATTATTACAAGTACTTGAATAATTATTAATTTTCATTTCATTTAAATTAATATTATCAAAATTTACATTTTCTAACATTTGTTTTTTGTTATCATTATTAATTTTGTCATCAGAAATTTCTATAATATTTAAATCACATGAATCTCCAAAACATAGCTTTCTTTTATTACATTTTGTATTATATATTAATTTTTTCTCATGACTATTATTGATAAAATTAAATAATTTATTTAATTTTTCTTTAAAAAAATCTGATTCTGATAAAAAATCTATATCTTCTGAAATATCATATTGAAAATTTTTCTTTAATCCAATAAAAGAACCATAAAAATCTATTCCATTTATAAAATTATAATTATTTAGTAATATACTAGAAAGATATGAAAAAAATCCATCACAGTATGAACTATTTAGTGGGTTATTAATCTTTAAAGAATTAATACTTAAATCATTGCTGTATTTTGGTAAAAAAGAATTTATATTACTTATATCTATTTTTCCAAGTAAAAATTTAGTTGGATCTAATATTGGAGAAAATTTTAAAAATACTTTTTTTGTTTCAATATTATCGTTGCTAATATCTTTTATTGTAGCATAAAATTTGGAATAATTAATTTTTTTTTCTAAACTTACAATATTATTTTTATTGTTCAAATTAAATAAATTATAATTATTTTCTGTTATATTAAAAAAAAGGTTATATATTGGTATATAATTTTGATTATTATTAATTTCACTAAACTCTTCAAAATTTTCAAATAAATTATTATTATTATTTTTTTTATAAGAAATAGTCATTAATAATATTATTAATAATAATAATTTTATTATTTAAACGTTTTTATATTATTTAGTAAAAAATATAATATTTATTTTTATATTATTATTAATGACACTAGAATTGAAAAAATTTGATATGAAAACTATTAGTTTCAAACCAGATGAAAACAAAGGTCCTGTTGTTGTATTAATTGGAAGACGTGATACTGGAAAATCATATTTAGTTAGAGATTTATTATATTATCATCAAGATATACCACTAGGAACTGTAATCAGTGGAACAGAAGCAGGAAATGGATTTTATAGTGAACATGTACCTAAATTATTTATACATGATGAATATAATAGTGTTATTATTGAAAAAATTTTAAAGCGCCAACGAACAGTTTTAAAACAAATAAAAAAAGAAATTGAGACTTTTAAAAAAACATCTATAGATCCGAGAGCATTTGTAATTTTAGATGATTGTTTATATGATGCATCATGGACTAAAGATAAAGTTATGCGTTTACTTTTTATGAATGGACGTCATTGGAAAATGATGTTAATTATAACTATGCAATATCCATTAGGTATTCCTCCAAATTTACGTACAAATATAGATTATGTATTTATTTTGAGAGAACCATATATAGCAAATAGAAAGCGCATATATGAAAATTATGCAGGGATGTTCCCAACATTTGAATCTTTTTGTCAAGTTATGGATCAATGTACTGAAAATTATGAATGTTTAGTTATTAATAATAATGTTAAATCCAATAAATTACACGATCAAATATATTGGTATAAAGCGGAAGATCATAAAAATTTCAAATTAGGTTCTAAAGAATTTTGGGAAATTAGTAAAAATCTTGATTCTGATGATGAAGAAGAAGTTTATGATCCAAATACAAATAATAAAAAGAAAGGTCCAAAAATAAATGTGAAAAAAACTAAATGGTAAAAAAATATACTATTATTATTGCAATTATTTTATAAAGTAATTCAAAATATTATCTATAAACTTATAATTTTTCATATAAATTAAGGTTATTATAATTATACTTATAAAAGTAATAAATATATTTGCATTTACTGAAAAATTATTGATATATAATAAATACATGATTATTGAATAAGTAACCCATAATAATCCACCTAAAACAGTATGCATAATAAAAGTTTCTATTTTTGTTTCAGATTTATATTTAACTAAATTAAATTGTAATAAATTTATATAGAAAAAACTTGCACTTAAAAATGCATAAACACCTATTGATTTAATATCAAAACTAATAATATCTAAAACAAGTAATGCAATTGCTAAAATAAATCCACTTGTTAACCAATAAGTTAAAAAATTTTTTATAACATCTTTTCTAAATAATCTATCTTTAATAGAATTTAAATAATTCATTATATATATTATTATATTTTTTCAAGTTTTCTTGAATTACATTCTAGTTTTTTTATTTCATTTTCTTTATTATTTTCTTCTTTATAATCATATTTACATTCATGGTTAACATAAAAAATGTGTTGACTGCAAAAATATTTTCCACATTTACATGGATAATCTGATAACTTTATTTTTTTATTACAATTTGAATGATTACATCTTTTATTATTTTTTAAATTTAAACTCATTAATATATTATAAATTATTAATAATATATTAATTAAAATTTATTTCATTTTTTTATTTTTTGTCTTTTTTTTAGCTATTTTTTATATGTTTTTTTACCTAGTTTTTTAGCTGTTTTTTTTGCTAGTTTTTTAGCTGTTTTTTTTGCTAGTTT